AGAATCCTCCTCAGGAAATGAACATCGCATCACCGATGCTCACGCGAAGCGTGATTTTCGGATTTTCTGCATAGTAATTCATCGCTTCCTCCATACTTTACAGATGCAAGGCGCAGCAGTCAAGACCGCCGCGCCGCATTCTGCAATCTTTCTCGTATTCTCAGATGGTGGGCGTCTGGGGCTGCTTCCCTATTTCGGAGCAGAACACCAGATAGTCGTCCACCGCCTTATGAAACTCTTCCTCCAAGCCCTCTGCATTTGCGGACTCGAAGTTCACTAAGTCGTTGATGCCGAGGAGCCTTCCGAAGAAGGCCCCGTCTTCGGCGGAGTATTCGGGCCTTGCCGAATACCCCTTGTACGTCATCGCCGCCTGCTCCATAGTTCAGAACAGGTCGCTGTGGGTTCCAGTTCTGGACAGCAGCAACAAAAGCTCCTGCTCCCTGTACTGGTACACCAGCAGCCAATCAGGCGTGATATGGCACTCACGGAAACCGCCGTAATCGCCGGTCAGGAGGTGGTCTTTGTACTTCTCGTCGAGCTTCATGCCGTTGGCAAGCAGTTCGATCACCTCGAAAATAAGCCTCTGGTCGTACCCACGTTTCTGCACCAGCTTCATATCCTTCTTGAAGCGGGTGGACATCCTCACATCGTACTTCATGCCTCCAAAGCCCTCTTCAGGTCTTCCATGCTGTGGAAGGTCTCGTACTGCTCAGGGTGGTTCACCATGTCATCAGCTTCCCGCATAGCTGCAATGGTGTCCGCGTTGGGAACCTCGCGCTGGATGGAAAACGGGATGCAATTCTCACGGATCGACTGCCGCAGGAAGATGTTGATTGCGGTGGACAGGTCGAGTCCGAAGTCTGCGAACAGAGCTTGAGCCTGTGCTTTCACGTCGGCGTCAATGGAAATGCTGGTCGATACTTTCGCCATCTGAAATCACTCCTTTAATTTCTTTGAGTATATTATACCACATTGTACCTCGAAGTCAATATGTTATACATATTTTGTGGCAAGAATAGCAAAGAGGCCGGGAAATCCCCGGCCTCTCTCCTACTCAGTCTTCGGTTTTCAAGGTGCCAACACGCCGCCGCACATCGTTGACGGCGTAGATGGCATCCACCACTCGGCAATCTCCAGCCAGACGGTCGAGGTCATCCGACACCTTCCTGATGGCGTCCCAGAGGGCATAGAAGGCGTCCGTCGCCATGTCGGCTCGCGCTCTGTCAGCCGGCGCCACATCCAGCTCCAGATAGGTATTCTCGAAAGCAAACATGATGGCTTCCACCTTTGCGATGTCGAAAATTGCCTCGTTCAGATTTCTGTTCATTTTCTTTACTCCTTCGTGATGTATTGGCACTCGTACACCGGGGTAAAGACTTCATTCATAGCGGCACTGTCGGCTGCTCTCATGGGTGGGGAGTTGTTACGGGCCCTGTGCGAGCGTCGAGAGCAACGTCCGTGCCTCTTTTTGCTTTCCGCTTCTGTATTTACTTTGCCGCTTGAGCCGTCACGAATCGGCCCAGCATTTCTCTCGCGTCCTCCACCCTGCCGGCGGCGCAGACGTCGAAGATGTATGCGCAGTCCTTGACTGACATGATATGCTCTGGCAGCGTGTCGTCGCGTATCGTGTCGAGGAACAGCTCCTCGCGTTCATGGAGTGTCAGGTTCGTCTCCCGGACTATGCGGCAAATCCGCTTTGCGAGGCGATCCTCAATGACCGGCTCAGCGTACACGCCGCTCGTGGCGAAGTAGAACGTCAGCATTCCCAGCTTCAGGGCATCGGTGTATCGCTTCTCGCTCTCAAGGATTTCGGCCATCTCCGTCAGCCATTCGACAGCCTGCGCGATTTGGCCGGCGCGGATGCGGTCGTTGTACTGTCGTGCGGCGGCCTCGTAGCCACCGTGCTCGCCTGTTGTCATAGTCATTCCCTCCGTTATCAAAGAGGCCGAAAGCGTTCGCAAAGCCTCTGTATTTGTGATTATACCACCAGAAAATGTGATTGTGAAGTCAGGACACCGTCAGAAATCTCCAGAAACCGTCTGTAACGTGTCCGTTTCGCTTCCGTGGGTGTGTGGGTGGGTATCTGCAAAATCGTCGTACGCAGCCTCTACGCCGTTTTTACGCAGACCGTCTATGATGGCCTCTTCCGACGGAAAGAAACGGAGAGCTGCCGACTCGTTTCCGTTGATCCGTACCGACAGCTCTCCAGTATCAGGCCACGAAAACCGTAGCTCACTTTTCATCAGGGTCGTCCATCACGCACTGCTCCCCGTTGGGAAACATCTGATTTCCGATGCGATTGTACTCCTCGAAAATCTTGTCGAACGCCTCCTGCCATACCTCGTCGTGGTCGTGCTCAATGCCGACCGCCACATGGGCGAGTTCATGCGCAAGGATCTCAACCGCGTCCGCAACCTCAAGGCTCGGCTTGACGAAGACTGCAACAGAACCATCGTCGGCAAAGTCGGTCAGGCCATACACCGGCTTGCCGTCCTCTTCGTCGCGGATCTGCGGCTCCCAGTAGATCTCGCACTCCTTGTCGGGGTACAGCTTCTTGAACGCTCCCCAGACCATAGCGAACATATCGTTCTGGAACGGCGCGATCAGCCGGTCTTTCATATCCAGCGGAGAGAGCCGCGTCTCCTCGTACATCCGCAGGCGCTCTCTGGTCTCTGCGAAGGCCCACGCCATCGTGTAGAGCAGGGCAACCACGCCCTCAATCGTATCAATGCCGTCGAACAGCCACTCAGAGGTCGCACACGAAAGCTCCAAATCGTCTTTGAGGCGTACGTTCTCCAAGGTTTCGGGGCTGTACTTCTGCAGAATGTCCCGCGTCACGTTGCTCAGGGTCGCGTCTGAGAAGTCAGGCGCCGGCCCATAGCCGCGGACGTAAACCTCTTCGTCCTTGATGAACACCAAGTTCAGCGCCGCCTCCACATTGTCCTGCGGGTCGTCGGTCACAATGGGCACATACTTTTTCATTTCGCTTCCTCCTTCTCCTGCTCCCAGCGCAGGAACTCAACGCTTCCGATGACCCACTTCAGGGTCTTCCCGCCGTACATTTTCTGCAACTGCTCAAGCACGTTTTCGGGGACGCTGAAGCTGTCGCAGACGCAGACTGCCGGCACCTCGCCTCGGCTGTTGCGCACCAGCACCAGATCATCCTTCTTCAAGTCTCTCTCCTCGGGTACTCCGAAAAGGTAGTGCTGCGCATCGTTCAGGTGATGCACGATGACGATCTTCATTTGAAATCACCTCCTTCGTCGCGGATCAAGCCCTGCATACGGGCCGCAGACAGCAGTTCTCCGAGCACCGCCTGCATCTTCCGAGGCCGATCCTCTTCGCTTGCACGGTTTGCCTCCGCAGCCCGCCACGCCAGTTGGCTGAGCACCCCTCTCAGGTGGATCATCCGGTCGTGGTCTTCCTTGGCAGAGGCAGCCATTCGCAACGCCTCCGCCATATCCTCGTTGTTCCGTCTGGCCGTGTCGTAACGGGTAATGCCAGTCTCCTGATAGTTCTGGAACGCCGTGTCAGCCTTGCACTGATACCGCTCTGCCAGCTCCATCAATTTCTTTTTGTCCATGTCTTGCTCCTTTCTACACCGCCACCATGTCCAGCAGGGCGGCCATTGTCGTGATGGTGTCACCCACTTTGGCGACGTATTCGGGGAAGTTTGCCCTTGCAACAGCCGCAGCCATCGGCGGGCAAACGGCGTTGCCACAGCGGGCGACCTGTTCGTTCTTCGGGTACGGGTTGCCCATATAATCGCGGTCGATGATGTAATCGGGCGGGAACCCCATCGCATTGTAAAGCTCTCTCGGGGAGAGCATCCGCAGGCCAATGTCTGCGATGAAGTAGAGCGTCCCGCCGATGCTCAGAAGCAGCAGGTCGTCATCGGCCAGCTTATAACCGCAGTAGCGGTTCAGCAGTTCGCGGATCAGCGGCCAGCGATACAGATTCTCGTCCGGGCCAGCCTTGCAAAGCAGCGTGTCGCAGAGGGCGAACACACCAGCCGACGTTTGTGTCGGCAGCGCATCCGTCGGGCGTGTTCCCACCTCATTCCCCTTGAACTTCACCACATGGGCCGCGCACACCGCATTGTGGTCGATGGCCGTCACCGTCGGAAGAGGCTCTTCCATCTTCTCGCCGACCACACCGCTGTAATACTTCACCAGATTTGCGCAGGTCAGACCGTAGCGGTTCGAGGCATCCACGGTGGGGATTGGAGCGCCGAGGCCAGAGGCTCGGACGTTTTCTGTCTGCTCGGTATGGTACTGAATGAGCGAGGGCGCCACGATACCGCCCGTATGCTTGGCGGTAATGGTTTTGTATGGGCCACGCACATCGGCGACGTGGCCGCCTCCTGCGTGATTACATTCGGCCAGATATGGGGTTACAAGCATCTGGTTCCCTGCTGTCGTCACGGTATGTACTGGATCCCCGGCAGGCGCTCCGACGCTGTTGCTGGTGTTCGTCGCCGTGAACGGTGCCAGCACCGGCTTGCAGAGGTTGTGCTTGCCGCTCCCGACCACCGTAGGTAGCGGTTCCTCGATGTCGTGTACCCGTGGGGCCTGTCCCTTTCGTTCTCCATAGCCGGTCGGGACGATATACGGCTGGCCGCTCTTGATGGTGAATTTATCCACGCCGCGGATGATGCGCCGCATGGTGTTGTCCGCCAGAGGCCGCACCGCCTTCAAATTGTACCGCTTCTTGATTTCCTCCTTGGTGTCGAAGATGGACGGGCAAGGTAGGCTCCAGTCGATGATTTCCGCCGCGCTGCGCCACGGTTTCAGCCTGCCACTCTTCACGGCTTCGCTGTCCCGCGGAGCGTGGGTCGGTTCGGGCCACACAATGGGCTTTCCGTCGCAACGGGCAATCAGAACGAACCGCTTGCGGCTGGTCGGTGCGCCGTAGTCAGCCGCCACCAGCTCACGCCATTCGACCTCGTAGCCGAGATCCCGAAGCTGGCCGATGAACTTTCTGAACGTCGTGCCTGCCAGCTTCTTTACAGGCTTGCCCTTTCTGACCGGCCCCCATGTTTGGAACTCTTCGACATTTTCGAGGAAAATCACTCGCGGCCGCACCAGAGCGGCCCATCTCAGCGTGATCCACGCAAGACCACGGATTTTCTTGTCAACGAGAGCTGCGCCCTTGGCCTTGCTGAAATGCTTGCAGTCTGGTGAGAACCACGCGCCGCCCACAGGCCGCCCGCGGCATACGTCACGCGGGTCAACATCCCAAACGGACGCCTGATAATGCTCCGTGTACGGGTGGTTCGTCTTGTGCATCAGGATCGCCGCAGGGTCGTGGTTGATGGCCGCCGCCACCGTAATGCCGAGGCCGACCTCCATGCCCGTCGATGCACCACCGCCTCCCGCAAAGCTGTCAACGAAGATTTCGTCGTCAATACCGATTTGTGCGCAGTTCCTCATATCTTCCACTCCCCTTCGTGCGGCTGAAGGAACCGGAAGGTCGCCGAGAACTGCAGGTCGTTGTTCTCTTCTTCCTGCCTCTCGTAAACGACAGCGTCGTGTTCCATCACATACTCCGCGATGTTGTGCGCAATCTCCGCTCGGAGCATCTTCTCCATTTCGGCCTCGTGCGTTCTGGTAAAGGCGGGCACGATCTTCACCGTCCTGACCGTCTGGATGTCGTAATGGAGGACCTGCGCGATGGGCGCAGGAAACGTCGCCTCAGCGCGTGTCAGGCCGCCGAGTGCATGGATGATTTTTGCCTTCAGCCTGTCAATCCATTTCATGTGCGGCCTCCTTCATCAGCTTTCCGTTCTGAACTCTGTATGCTTTGTCGTCCCAATACTCAGTCGCGCCGACTTTGCGGGTGTCATTACCGTAAAACTTCTTCCACGACGGCAAGCTGTCGTTCACGGCGTCGAAATGCAGGCCCCATCTGGTGCAGGCTTCGAGCGCGTTCTCCAGCAGCTCTCCCTCTCGGCACGTCCAGAGAATGAGCCCCGCGCCAGCGATCTGCTCTGCCGCCGCTGCGACGATAATCTCCCAGTTCGGAGCGCCAATGTCTGGGTATGCGTTTGCGCAGAGGCAACCGTCAAAGTCGATAGCGATTGCCTTCTGCAGCGTCTGCGCGTACTGTTTCTGACGCTCTTCGTCGTCTGCCCGCATCTGCTCCAATACCTCCTTTGCCAGTTTCGTCGTGCATCCTCTGCCCTCTCTTAATTTCTCCAGCGGGCATTCCCTGCAGTTCAGCTCAGCACAGCACCTCAGCGTCTTCACGATAACCCCTCGTCTCATGCCAGTGCCTCCTCTCTGCCGATCTGCTGGAACTTGTAGGCGAAGACCCACGGGTTCGCATACCATCCCAACTCGTCGAGTTGGTCTGCAGAGATGGTGCTGTTCCAGAGATCCCGAAAATCCATGCGCATCGCTCTGTACGGCTGGTTCCGGTCAATGCCTTCAGCCTTCAACCCGCCGCCGTTGATGTCTCCGAGCCTCTCCACGGAAACGTCCACGATTTTCAGGAATGTCCTCGCCGCCTCTTTTGGCATGAAAATCGAGGGGTTCCACTTGGAGTCGGTACTCCACTTAGCGATAAACTGGTCAAACGCCTCTCTGGATTCCGAGTCGGAGCATCCGCCGGGGAACTGGATTTTCCCGAGCGGGCCACCTGCTCGGAACTCGATCTTTGCATCCGCCTCAAAGCGGTGCGCAGACTGGACACGCCATGTCTCTCTAACGTAGAGCACGTCGTTGAACCAGAACTTCGGCTTGACGGTCTCTGCCCAGTCGCGGAAGATACCGCCAGCCCCGTTGTTTCCGCACATCAGGTCAAACGTCCGGTTCTCTTCATCGCAGTCGAGGACGAACCGTGCGCCCTCGGGCTGCGGGAGAACTACGCGCCGTGTCTCGGTCTTTTCACCGGCCATAATTTTCTGCACCATCGCCGTGTTGAACAGGATCGGTTTCAGCTTTGCCACTTGCTATCCCTCCTTCTTGTAAAGCGGGTCATCCTTGCCGAGCACGGGGTAGTCTACCTGCCCGCCTTTTTTGATGACGACCCGATATTTTTTGTTGATCCCCCGCCGCGCCCGGTTTGCCAAGGCGTAAAAGCCGTCGAGGCTGGCGCATCCAAGGGCTTTCCGACACTCGGCCGCGTTGCCTCTGGTCAGCAGTTCGCCGCTGTATCGGTCATAGATTTCGTAATAATTCATCGCTCTACCTTCTCAATGCTGTCCATCGGCACCAACCGCTTCTTGTTCTCGGCGTAGTAAACGATGGCGAACGGCTTCGGGTTGATTGAGCTACATTGAAAGCCGCTTCTTCCGTACGGAGGGTCATTCCACTCACAAAAAAGTTCCGTGCAGAGCCATGTCACGCCGACGAAGACTCCGGTGAACAAAGCCGTTTTCGTGACGAACTTCTCGCAGGACTCGTAATCTTCAATCTCCTCGCCCTCCGTTGCGTCTTTCCTCCACAGTAGCGCCGTTCCCGTGTCTTCGTTGTCGATCTCAAAGTGGTTGCCGCTCGGTCTGATGTATGCGCTGCATGATACCCAATCTCCGAGCCGCAGCTTCGGCATTTCAGTCGTACTCGTAGTCACCCAGTTTCACCTCCGTTTTGCAGTCGGGGCATTCGACGTAGCCCCAGTCGTCACCCCAGCACTCAGGGACATCGAGTTCTCGCCACGGAACCGTGACTTCTCTGCCGCAGTGCGGGCAAGTAAACGTGATTGACACCGGCCTCACGTCGATATGGAAGCCTGTTACTCCGCTCATGGTTCCATCTCCTTTCTCTGCGGTATTTCAGATTAACCAAGCGGCAACCAGAGGGTAGAGCAAGGCTCTACATCCTCTGGAGCACCGCGTGATGATGAAAGTATTGCCGCCCTCAACTGGAATCGCTCTATTCGGGTTTTACAGCGGCTTTCTGATCTTGACGATGCGGGTAGCGACGTCCGTACCGCTTTCACGGAACGTTCCCGGCTCCAGCTTGATCGTCTGAGCATACACGCTGTCGAGGAAGTCTCTAAACTCCACGGACTTCTTATCGCTGCGGAAGAACGTGCTCTCGCACATGATGGCGACCAGAACGCCGCCAGCGTCCAGCAGGTCATAGGCGTGGCGCACATGGTCGATGTCCTGATGGTGCGTAAAGGGCGGGTTCATCACGACGCGGTTGATAGTGCCGATTTCCTTCTTCGTCACGTCCAGAAAATCTCGGTAGTTCACGCCATAGGGCTTCTCGGACAGATACCGCTTCATGTCGGTGTTCAGCTCGATACAGCACATACCGGCGGGCAAATGCTCCCAAATGACATCCGCCAGTTGGCCGTTGCCGCAGGACGGCTCCAGTACCTCGGATGCGCTGTCGATCTCGGCCATCTCGCACATTCGCTCGGCGACGGCGCGGGGCGTCGGGAAGAACTGATACTCGCGCTTCAGGTCTTTCACTTCCTGCGTGAGCATGACGTTCTCCAGCATCTCCGCCACATCGTCATCCTCGGCGAAGACGTGTGCCTTTGCCTTTCGGTTCCACTTGCCGCCCATGTTCTCCAGAACCTTGTTGACCTCCGTGTAGGTCTTGCGGTCAAGCTGAACGCTCGGCAGGTAAAGCAGGTTTCCGTCCGCTCTGCACTCGCCCAGCACGTTCAGCACATTCTCAGGGATCTTTGCCATTTGTTTCGTCCTCCTTATTTTTCACCGGCCGCGCTCCGATGAACTCCTCGGCCAGTTGTTGATACTCTTCTGGCGTGATATATCCACGCCGCTTCTGCTGCTTCCAGTAGGCCATGATCTCGTCGTACCGAGTCTTCAACGAAGCGTATCGACCATAGGCGCCGTTCAGCTCGTGGCAGACCTGCTCAAGTTCCAGCCGCTTCTCTGCGAAATTTTCGGCCAGTTCCAAACTCGGCGCTCGCCCAAGCCTCGCAGACCCACAGGCGCAACACATCTTCGGGGCTATGCCCTGCACGGCAAAGGCAGCTCCGCAGTCAAGGCATATCCACTTTTGCTGCCGTCCTCTTGCCATTCAGGCTACCTCCTATCACACAGGTTTTTTCCACCGGCATCCGCGACAGGCTCCTTCGTGTTCCTGCTTGTACTTACCGCACATATAGCACAGTTCATTGACAGCCGTGCGGTACTCTTGCTCCAGCTTGCGGATCTCGGCCGGTTCGCGGTCGGTGTCTTCATAGTCGGCCAGCCGGTAGAACACAGCCTCGACCGTCGTGCTGGTCGGCTGCGACACCGTGCCGTCGCTGTTGCGTATCGTCAGGCGTTCCACCGTCACACCTCCTGATACCGGATGGGCCTCTCGCCGCGCTCGTCGAAGTCGAGGCAGGCTTTTTTCGACTGGCAACAGTAAAGCGGCGTACCAGCTCGCGGGTAATGCTTGTTCTTGCGAACCTCGCAGATGCCTGACGCCTTCATAGGCTCTCTGAGGAAGTGATGGCACTGCCCGCAACATTGGCCGAGGCTCTCAGGTCTGACCTTCAGCCGTCCCTCCTTCTCCGCTTTGAGTAGGTCGAGAACGTGCTGAAGACTCATGCCGTCGCGGATCAGCTCGTCCTCAAACTTCCTGTACTCCGCGCAGGCTTCAGCCGGGATGTTGGCATCCTCGTACATTTTCAACACTCCGAGCGCCTTTTCAACCGTTTTGATCTCCTCGGTCTCGAAGCAAAAGTCCTGCTCATTGATGATGTCTTGCAGTTTCTTCGCGTATTTCTCCATCTTTACGCCTCCATCTGTTCAATTTGAGCGCACAGTTCGTCCGTTACGTCATTGCCATAGCTGAGCTCTTCGTAACCACTGCCGCCACCATCGCTCAATTTCTCCACGTCTATCCCGTTCTGTTCCAACCAGATTCCCACTTCACGGTCAAGATCGCTTACCATTCTTGCGTGGAGCGCAATCCTGTGCATCTTCTCGCGGATATACTTCGGTACTTTCATTCCAGCTCTTCGCGCTCCTCTCAATCGCAGTCCACATACCACCATCCGGTGCATCTGTCTTCTTCGCCAGACCGTGCATCTTCTGCCGGGTCATAATACCCGGTATGGAAAACAACTTCTTCGCCCTGTGCAGCGTAGAGTTGGAAAAGCAGGTCGCACATGGCATCCGCAATGGCTTCCGTCTTGCACATCAGCTCGTCGCCGTTTCCCCAAACCTCGCCATCTGAATAGTCCCGCATCCGACTCAGGAACAGCTCGAACCAGTCGATTTTTTCCCGCGTGTCAATGTGTTTGACGGGCGGATGGTCTGCCGTCCAGAAGTCAACTCCTTGGAAGTTATCAGCGTCGAGGATATACTCGCCATTTTTCCAGCGGCGTTCAACTTCGCGCAGGGCCGCCTCCTCGCTTTCTGCCTCCACCGCCACCTGTGTCTCAAGTGTCTCGCGGATGTTGATGCTGAACTCTCTCGCTTGCGCCTCAATCTCGTCAGCGGACTTCTGTGCTTTCAGTTCAAACTCTGACGGCATAAATGGCATCGGGCGTTCTGTGTCCCACAGCGGAGGCAATTCCATGCACCGCCATTTACCGCCTCCAGCCGGCACCTCCACTGTCACGCGCCCTTCCCTGTCGGCCTCGGCCAGCTCGCGCAGGCGGGTATAACCTCCGCCGATGCTGTTCAACGCATCCATCATTGCGCACCACTCGAACTTCATACTGAGGACTTCCTGCGGCGTCAGCTCCGTGTCCAAATATTCCCGCAGCAGCGGGCAGTGCGCCGCCGGGACCGCCGTGCAGAATCCGCCGACCGCGGTGCAATTCCCGTTATCTGTGTGCCGGTATTTGCATCTCAAGCAATTCACGTCTCCCAATGTTTTGCCTCCCTTCTCAGTAATCGAAACAGGCCATATAGAAGTGAATTTTCCCATCCTTGATTTCGTGGGTGCAGCACTTCCACAGGTCGTGGTAGAGGAACCACACGGTTCCCATCTCGTTCAGGTATTCCAGATTGAAGTCCTTCAGGTACTTTCTGAGGACGTCGTTCACACTCTCGTTGCCCTTCTGCAGTTCCAGAGGAACATTGAACCACGGAACCTCTGCGGTGATGGGGCCACGGGGCTTGTGCTTCTGGAAGTCAGCGCACAGATCATCAAACCTTGCCATCGTCCCCGCCTCCGCAATATTCGTTGTAGATGCGCTTCAGCTCTCGCGCAACGATGCCGTCCTCGATGTCCTCCAGCAGATCATCGAGATTCCACCGCGCCAACTCAAGCCGCTGCCTTGCCTGCTCTTTGTTGGCGCGGCGGTATTCCACTGGCAGGTCGGGGGCATTTTTGAGGATGCTCTGGCACAGCTCGATTTCGCCACAAAGCTCTTCGAGCCGATGGGCCACCCGAGAAACCACGCAGTCGTCATGCACGAGCAGGGTCTTTCCTTTTCCAATCATTCCGCATTCTCCTTTCCTACGAAAATGCCGGCGTACACAGCGCCGTCAATCAGGTAATGGTAGAACTGGTGTCCCTCAGGAACCTCGTCTACCGCCAGCTTCGTCTTCCGCATCACCAGCGGATGGGTGCCGACCATGACAACATACTCGCCATCTGGCACGAGCTGCTTCATCCACTCGCTCGGCTTTTCCGAGCTGTGCGTCGTGTGGTCGAACAGGCTGATAGCCGGCGTTCCCGTAATGGGCAGAGGTGCAAAGAGCGTCATCTGTTCCCACGCTCCACCGGCAATCATGCCGTTACTCATACTGCGCACGTCCCTTCTTGGCCTCGGCCATGATTTCCTCGATGTTGTTTCGGAGCAAGAAGCGGTAGTTCTGCATCCGCTCCTCCAAAATCTCGGCCGCCTCTCTGCGAACAGCCTCAGGTGTGATGCTCTCGCAGTTGCAATGTACGGCCAGAATCAGATCCTTGAACGTGAACCCGTCGAGGATGTTGTCCTCGGCGCTCACATCGTCACCCAGCTTCCATCTCTTGCTTTCAGTCTCCATCCCTGTTTCCTCCAAATACCGCCTCAATGGCTTCGTACCAAGTCGTATTCTCGCCGACGTTGCAATCGGTCTTCTGGAAGAAGTAACTCACGATCTCAGGGATGCTCTCCTTAGCCTCCTCGAAGGTGATGCCGTAACTGGTTTCAAACTCTTTCTCGTATTCGGCTCGGTCTTCGTCGGAAACGGCGTCCAGATCTTCGATACCGAACGCATACGAGGTCAGCATACGGAGCGCGTCCGCTTTGCGATACTGCATCTCCTGATACCGGTACGCCGCCTCGATTTCTTCCGGGGCCATCCGGTAGGACTTGCCATAATACTCGAAGTCGATCAGCTCTCTGGTGTTTTCCATCGTAATCATTTTGCTTCCTCCTGAATTACCTTCTGAACCAGCTCGTTCATGCAGTCGAAAAACCGCTGTGAGCAGGCAGTGCCTTTGGCCTTGTAATACTGCAGACCGTCGCACCTGCCGTCTTTGATGGTGACGTTCGCCAGCTTGCTGCAGATCCAACCCTGCGTTCTCAGGGGAACACTCACCTTGTACCGGCGCATGAGGAGCAAAACAATCGGCTCGTTGTGTCCGACATCCCCCACGCGGTAGTCGATGCGGTCGTTGTTCAGGCGCCCACCCTCTCGGATGATTTTGACGGCTGCCTCGATCTCCTGCTTTGCCTTCGCATTTATCTCCTCGGCCTCTCGGTGCCGCTTCTCTGCCTCTTCTGCGGCTATTTTTTCTTTCTCTTTCTGGATGTACTCCTGATGGGCCTCAGACAGCTTCATGCACTCGTCCAACTGGTTCAAGACGCAGGCTCCGACATAATCGGGATGTGTCAGGCCACCGTTCTTCTCGCTCTGGAGATAGAACTTAACGTGGCTTGCAAGTTGCTTACTGATGCTGGCAACCCACCTCTCAGGCTGGCTCCCAAGGCGCGTAACGGCTTCTTCCTCTCGCTTCATTGCCTCGGACACGCTGGTCGGCTGGTTCCACCCATCCCGTTCTCTCAGCTCATTGAAGAAAGCGACCCGCCCCTCCTTGCTGCCGTACAGTTCGTTCACAGCGGGCAGGTAGCCGCAGTTGTCGATCATCTGGAACTCCGTCATGCGCAACGGAATCAGGTAACTGTTCACCTCAACGTGCAGTATATAGCGGTCATTGTCGCACCGCGGGTACTCTATCTCAGGCTTTCCGTCCTTGCGCCACAGCCGATAGGTCGTAGCTCCGTCGGAAACCTCCTTGATGAACACGGCTCGCATCCGACGGCCGGTGCGATTATACATACCGCCGTCGAACAGCGGCGTCATCAATTTTACTTCAGGCATCTTTATCCCTCCCTAAAATTCGGATTGAAGGTGTCGCTGTACGCGGCTGTTTCATTCCAGTCGTCGTACCGCACCTTCTCGGTTTGCTTCCTGTGTCGGAACGTGATGTTCGGGCGGACGCAGGCTCCATCTTCCCACCATCCCTGACGCTCACGGCAAACCAGCCAACGGGCGAATGGTTCGTTGCAGAGTTTCCGCATGAGGTAGCCGCCGGTGTCGAGCCTGCGCCAGATTTCTGTGCATTCGCCCTCCATGTCGCAGATAAACTCTACGTCAATGGTCTTCGGAGGGTTTCGTATCGGGTCGTTCTTGTATGCGTTCCAAGACACTTTTGGAAGCCACTCTTTGAGCGCCTTGCTGTACTCCATCGTGGAGTTCTCTGCGATGTACGGCTCACCGAGTAGCTCGATGTCCTCTTCCTTCATGTAGAGTTTTCCAAAGTTGCCTTCTTCATCGGTGAATACAACAGTCTTTCTCCCGGCCAAAACGACATCTGCGTGTACGCTATACGGCTCCGCCTCTTCTGACGTGATGTCTCTGATCTCGATTTTCATATCGTTCTCCATTTACTGCTCGGTCGACACATAGAACAGGTAGTATCCCGGCCTCAGCTCCAAGACGGCGTCTGCGGCATCCTTGTCGTACGGACAGAAAACAAACGGCCTTTCGTACATTTCCATGAACTCCCTCGCCCCCTCGTCGCAGAGCTGGTCATACAGGCTGATACCGCCTGCGACGGTGCCGTTGATGTCCGTCCATGTCTTCCAGAAACCCTCGCAGAACTGTCGCGCAGCGGTGACACGGTTCGGGAGCGTCCATTCCTCGCCGTACTCCTCGCCCTGCAAGCCGTCTTTCGCGTACGGGTTCAGCGTTCGATACAGACGAACGGTGTCGTCGTCGCCGATCTGAATGAGTGCGAAGTTATCAAACGCCAAATCTTCAGGCGAAAAAACTCTGAACATTTCATCATCCTCCTTAGAACGAAAATCCTGCCGCTTCGCGCAGCTCCTTCGCGGCCACTTCCAGCCCGTGACGGAGCCGCTCGTCGCTTTCAATCTGCTCCATCGTAAAGCCGCAGGCTTCCACGGTTTCCTCGACCTCGCAGGTGTAGGTGTACTCGTGATTGCTCAACTCGCTCAGGAACATATCCTTGATGAACCCATCCCCGGTTTCGTCAGCGGAAATCGCTTCTTCCATCTCCCTGCGGTGTCCTCTGAGCGTATCAGCGATCATCTGGGCGTCGCTTGCGAGGCAGAACCCGCCGCCAAAGGTCTTGCAGAGTTTCCCGGTATCATTCCGCGTAAGACCCAACTTCTTCAGTTGCTGGTCGAATTGCTCGTCAGAAAACACCCAGTACATCGGAAGCGCGTTGACCTCCTTCTGATGGCGTTTCTTCATTTCTGCGTATGCGTTCATCGTTCGATGGCCTCCTTTGCATTTTCGTTGACCGTTATCGGCGTCGTATGGTGAAGCCGCGTCCGCTTCACCATGAACTTCTTCTTGCAGTAGAAACACGGAACCTTGTAGTTCCCGTTCCATCCTACCATGTTCGCTCTCCCGCAATGTGGGCAATCAATGATGCCAAGCACCGGCTTGTTCGCCATAGCTCGTTCCCTCCTCAATACCAAATCAGGTTGATACCGCCGAGCTGCTCCACGCGGCCGGTCATCGCCTCCACGTCCACAAGTTTCTTTGGCAGCCGCTCGTCTTCGTTCCACGCTCGGATCAGTTTCTCCAACTCCTTATCGGGAGCTGGTACGGCGAAGTCGCACCCGAAATTGTAGACCATCTGATCGAGCAACTCCTCGTAGATGCCTTCCTTGCCGGCCACAACCTTCTTTCTCTGGTCGCCGTGAAAATTGATGCTGCCGAGGAACAGTCGCCCGTGCATCATCTTCAGCGCCCGCAACTGCTCGCGGTTCCAGTCGTTATATGTGTTGTCGGCTTTTCGCAGTTCCAGATACCCGCCGGGACTGCGGACATAATTGAACTGCATCTTTCTGGCAAATGCGAACGTGATGCTGCCTTCCAACTTGGCCTTCCAGTCCAGACTTCTCAGGTTCAATTTTCCGTTGTTTGCCCAGCCCATGTCGAGCTGGCCGTTTGCGTCGCTGTTCTCGAACGACCAGAAATGGTCACGATACACGCACTCGCTGTTGACGTTCACGCCCCTGTCCTTGGCCTCAGAGCGGGAATAGCGAACCGGCTGACGGTCAACCTCGCGGTTGTGCTCCTCGTCCTCCTTCAGATAGAACAAAACCGTGTTCTTATCTCTCTCGGCCCCGTGGTAGCTTGGGCGGTAAGCGACCACCCCCAGCTTCTCCGCGATCTCGTCGAGGGTTTTCTGCTGCTGCGTGTACCAGACATCAGCCGCCGTTACCAACTTCATCGTCATCCTCTCCTTTCAAGGCCATTTCGCCTGTGAATATCAGTCGGCCGCATCCGTTGCAAACGAACCCGCCGCCGTCGAACCTGATCCAGTCAGTGCAACCGCACTCCGGGCAGGCCGCGAAAATCTTCATGCCGCCATCCTCCGTTCGTAGTCCTTGATTTCCTCAAGCGTCAGCCACTCAGGCTTGCCGCTTTCAGGGAAGCTCCACCAAATGGCTTTCATGTACTCGATATGGTCGGCTACGTTGCCGGCCCAAAGATACTTCGTGACCCGGTTGCCGTGCCCGAGGAAATACTCGCAATCCTGCTTCATGCGGTCGAGCATCTGGTATCTGAGCTGCAGGCTCCATGTCAGAACCGTGCTGACCTTATCGGCCACGGCCATTACTGCTCACCTCCAACAAGTGCTCTCCATCCCGGCTCCTCACCGAGCCACGCTGCCCGCAGCCAATCGTTCTTGCAGAAGTACCGGCGATAGTGGCTCGGCATCGAGTTCACCGCGAAGTTGCGGATCTGGCGCTTGCGCTCCTTGCCGGTCTGCAAGCGAGCCTCCCAGCCGATAAGCTCGGCCTGAGACTCGTTGATGAACTGGCGGTTGCCATCGACCTCAATGCCGATGCGCTCCTCCGTGCAACCGGAGTATGGATTGCGGCAGGTGCCGCACCAAAAGACCTTGCCAACACTTCCCTTCTTAAACTTGCGGCCGGCGATCACGCGCACCGTATCGCCGACGTGGATTTTCATGGCCTGCATCCGGTTCGTGCGCCCGTCGAACAGGGACTTGCCGAGCGTCTTCCAGTAGTGGTAGACCTTGCGAAGCACTTCAGGCGTGGCGTCGATCTCAGCGCGTCCACTGCAGGCGCAGCGGGTGGTGTCGAATAGAACCTTGTCGATGGTCTGCTTCTCTTCGTTCCAGCAGATCGCGTACCAATCGGAATCGTCGTAGCCGTTGTGCTCGTACCAGTCGAGGACGCAGCCCTCGTAGTCAGGGGTGTGACCGTCCCCGTAGGCGTTGGTGAAAATAGCCATCACTTGCCCTCCTTCATCATCAGGTCGTACAGCTTAGCCTTCAGCTCCATGATCGTCATGTCGCGGTCGTGAACCTCCGCTTCGAGCTGGCCGATTTTCTTCTGAGCGGCCTGCTCAGCGTCAACAGCCTCCCGGCATCTTCTGTGTTCCACATCGCGGTCATCCTTGGCCCGTTTCAGTTCTCCGTTCAGCTCCTTGACCTGCTGGTGAAGCATCTTGTTCTCTTCCAGCGCATCAATGACCGGAAAGTTGCTGTGCTGATTGTAGAAGCGAGTCGCATCCTCCCAGCTCCAGATCTTAAAAGCGACCTGATAGAAATACTTGCTCAGTCCAACGCGGCCAGAGGAATAAGTACCACGCGGATCAGGTTCGCCGTCGAATCCATTCAGGCGGCCGTTGTCATTGGCGAGCCGAATAAGCTCTTTCACTTCGCTGCGACCGAAAATGTCTTGCGCTCTGCAAATGTCCTCAGGCTTGGTGCTCAGACCGTGTGCCGCTACTTCCTTCAGAAGTTCCTCTGCGGTTTTGATGCTGTCATACTGGCTTGCCATATCGCTGTCTCCTTTTCTTTGTAAGAGAACCGGAGACTTTCCTGAATTGTTGCTCTGGCTATCTCCGATTATCCATCTGGTTATTTTGTAACTTTATTATACTGCGATACCTACCTATGTCAATATGTTTTCGTTAATTTTTATGAAGAAATTTTCTATCTATATACGTTTCAGAATATGCCCGTAAACAGCACGTACAGGGCCTATACCGCCTCGTAGCGTCAGCGGTGTGAATGGATGCAGAGGGCCGTGACGGTCGTGTGCGTGGCCGTACGGGGCGCAGCGGGTGTACGGGGCATTTGGGTATAAAAAATCACCCTCCCGGTCGTAACCGAGAGGGTGGCTTCATCGTGCGCTTATTCTTTTTTCGGCCCCTTTTCGATCTGGGTGCCATACTTCTCCACGAATGCGGCGGCGACGCTGGATTGGACTGTCCGCAGCCTGTCCTTGGACGTGTCCGTGTGATACTCCGCCATGAAATACCGGCCTTCGCTGTCAACGTACAACTCAGCGGCTTCGCCGTCTGCATTGAACTCGTTGACGCCGTCCTCATAAAAGCTGTTCGAGATGGCCTCCGCAGCCGCGGTATCGAACGTAATCTTGTCGCAGTTACCGCACAGCCTGCGGCCGTGCCCGCTGACGTGAGGCTTCAGGATCTCGCCAGTCTTGCGCATCGTGAAGGTCACATCGACGCCGAGAACGTCCATGAGTGCCAAAAACTCGTCAGCCCTGATGCTGCTCCGGTTCAAACGCAGGTTGAAGTTCTGCGGAGTCCAACCCATTTGACGGGCGAGCCACGCCTGCGAGTTCTTCGTTTTCGCCAGAGCTGCATCCATAAGTTCTCTCGATGTCATATCTTCACCTCCGTTTCGAGTATCTCTGTGCTTGCTATGATACATCGAAACAGATGCAAAATCAAGATTTTCTTTGCCAGCATTATCGTTTCCGTTCATATCGTGGAAATTACTCCCCCTAAATCTTCGGAATAGTGCCGCCGTACACGCCGGCCATTTTCAGTTTCCGCAGCGTCCCAATCTGCTTCCGGTTAATGCCGAGGCCGTAGCAGCAGTCGTTGTTCCACACAGCCACAGCATTTGCCTGCATACAGAGCCACGTCAGGAAGTCGTAGTAATACTCCCGAGGGCACAGGTCATTCAGTTCTTGCCGCGATACGCCCTGCTTCTGGCAGGCTAAGGCGATCAGCTTCTCTTGGTGCGACGGAACCGCGTATTCCACAGTCCCATCCTCCAAAATCACGACCTCCAAATACTGCACATACGTCTGCTTGTGCTTTTCAAGGTCGAACGCGCAGTAGATGTCATAGGCCATCGTGTCAGGCCCCCGCCGGTGCCGTCGGGATGAACCCACGGATCAGATCCTCGTACAGTCTGCGGTATGTATCACGCTCAGCCTTTACCGTCGCCAGTTCCAAAGCGGCCTTTGTATCGGTCTCCTTGCCGACGACAGCTTCCCGCTTTTCGACCTGCTGCTCGCGCTCTTTCAGGCGCTCAATCAGGCCGGGGTATTTCTTGAGCCCCAGAGCTGTCGCAACTGCGATGTCGATGTCACGCATCTCTTCGGCCGTACACCGACCGATGTAATTCCCGAGCCGCTCCAGCGACACCGTATTGATCTGCTCACACATGACCGTGCTTGCCCTACCCGTGCTCAGGATCTCAACGTGGGTCGGCAGGTTACTTTTCGGCTGCGTCGTGCAAAAGGCCACCTGCACGGTTTCGGAATAGCGGTTCCCTTCGTCGCAGGAAACAACCACGCCGGGGCGCCCCGTATGTTCCTCGCTTCCAACCTGAATACCGAACTTATGGACATAGAAGATGTCGCCGCGCTTGATGCTGAAGCTCATACTCCGTCGCCTCCTTCAAAATACCGAGTCCGCTCTTCCTGCGTAGGCCAGTCAGGGTCGAGGCCGCGCTTGCGGCGGGTGCGCCGCCAGCCATTGTAGACCTTCACGTCACGTTCGTCGATACTGTACCCAACTCCGCGTTCAGCGCGGTTGTGAACCAGCAGCGGGCGCGGGTAATTCGGGTTCCGCGCTCTCAGAACCTCGTACTCGCCGACAGTCTCTTCGAGTTTCCAGCCGCTTTGCTTCAAGTATGCTTTGAGGTCGGACAGCATCCCGTGTCTAACCGTCATTCTGTTCTTCATCTGTTCCTCCATTTCCTGCCGTCGGTAGAACCGCTCGCGGTCGCAGAAGTCTTTCATGGCGTAATATTCGCCGGCATCTACGCCGCAAAAATCAGCTTCGCTCATTCTCGCGCCTCCTGACGATAATCTTCAGGACACCCGAACTTGCCTCAAGCCCTTGAACCTCGGCCGTAAACCAAGGCGGCTTGCCCTTGTAGTTTCTGCTCTCAAAACTGTCCCATTTGTTGAAGCGTCTGCGGCCGTATTTGTCATACACCGGCTTTCTGTACTCGGCCTCGCCGGCTTTCTCTCCGATTTCTCGCCCATCAGAGTCGCACACCCTGTATCGCTTCGCCATGTGGTCAAGGTCTTGTACGGTGATGATGTCTGCACTATTCATCGTCGTCCTCCATCGGGTGCCAATGGTAGCGGCAGTCCGGGTTCTCGCATTCTCCGTTGAACATGAGCTGTCCGCACAGCGGGCAGGTCGTCACTTCATACATCTGAGATTCCACAGCTTTTCTCCTCCTTGTCCGTCAGCCGCTTCAACGCGGCCGCTTGCTCTTCGATAAGGTCTGCGGCAGCCTTTGCCACCGTGCCGGCGCATTTGAACCGTGCTGGCCGCTCAAACGCAGGGCATTGCTCCTTCGGGCAGTGCCCTGTTTCGATGGCCGATTGATGGCATCGAAGCGCCAAAAGAACTTCTTGCGGTGTCATCAGCCCACCTCCTTGCTGTGGCTTCTGCAGCACTCGCGGAGGCGGGTGCGCATCACGTCGTAATACTGCTTTTCATTCTCAATGCCTATGTACCGCCGCCCCGTTCTGCAGCAGGCAACACCGATGGAGGCACTTCCAGCGCAGCAGTCGAGCACGACCTCGCCGGGGTTGGTATATGTGAGCACCAGTCTCTCGCACAGCCATACCGGCTTCTGCGTCGGGTGCAGGTGGCTCGTCTGCTTATCGCTGGGGCCTTTGATGACGCTCCTCGGGTAACGGTCTGTGTTGCCGCCGCCTTTGACTTCCTTCGTCGCCTTCTGGTAGATCTCAGTGCGGTTCTGTGTGTCGATGTAATGCGTGTAGCTGTTCACCGGCTGATGGCCGTCCGTCTTCTGCGGGTTGTACGTTGGCTGGCGGCGGTAGAAAATCAGGATGTTCTCATGCGCCCGCATGGGCATTCGCTTCGCATTTAGATGGCCGGTGGCGTTGCTCTTCTCCCAGATCCACTCGTATCGCAGATTTCTCAGGTTGCTGCATCCCAGCACCTTGTCGAACGGCGTCTGTGCAAACAGAGCTACCGCTCCATCCTTTTTCACGACGCGGTCGGCTTCGCTCCAGAACGCATCAAGGTCAATCGGCGTGTCCCACTTGCAGTTGGTTCGCCCATACGGCAGATCCGTGAAAAGGAAGTCCACGCTTCCAGCGGGCAGGAGCCGCATCCCGTCGATGCAGTCTCCCAAATAGGTCTTATAGTTCCAGTCTTTGCGCTCCATGGGGCACCACCCTCACTCGAAGTACCCGCAGGGCGGCTCGTCACAGTAAGCCTCGCGGTCGTGTTCTTCACACCACCCGACACCGTTTGCGTCCTCGTCCCCGAATCGCTGGCATCCACCGCAGCACATCTCCCGCGGCTCTTTCAGGGCGTGTAAGGCAATGCCGATTGCTGTGTCCAGCTCAGACTCAAAGCGGCCCTTGCTCTGCTCTCGTTCAATGATGGCGATTGCGTCGCTTCGTTTCATCCATCACGCCTCCTTCGCGTCGTAGTGCTCGCACCCTACCGATACGTCGAGGCTTTTCTTGGCGTTCTCGACCTCGTTGTAGCGCCCGGTGACGATGAACATATTGAAGATCGCCAACGACCGCTTCAAGCAGACGTCAAGATGGCGGCAATTCTGACACTTTCGTTCCATTTACTCCGCCTCCTTGTAGCAGTAGTCGGTGCATCCGTCATCGTTCAGGCCCGGAGCCCTGCCGGTGACGAACGGCGCTTTGCAGATCCCGTCAGGATTGAACACGCAATGCTCGGAATCGCACTCGCAGCACAAGCTCGTCAAGAACAATGCCTGTGCAACCTCTCGATCCTTTGGCTCGCCCACGAGCAGCAGCTTTGCAACGCCGCGGCTGTATCGTTCGTCGAACCATTCCCAGACCTCCTCCCGGTTCGTACCGGCAGGAAAATGTAGGAACGGCTCTTCTATCTCTTCCGTTTCAGGGTTCATTGGGACGTCGGCAAACTCTTCCCAAAGCTCTTCCAGTTCGCGGTCGCGCGTGCTCAAAGGGATGAGCGCACTGCTATTGTATAGTTGATGATTCATATTTCAGCCTCCCAAAATCAATGTCCCGCTTTGTCTATGCTTCGGAACACACTGCGCGTAATCTTCGTATTCCACCCACACGAACTCGTCCTTCAACTCATTTTCAACCTCCAGCATTTTGTCCTCTGTCATGCTGTCAACGTCAGGAACCTGTTTTCCAAGAAACTTCATGCAGTCCTCGATTTGCCGTTCAAGCGGGTAATATCGCTTCGTCACGCGAACTGCACCTCCCCGAACAATGCAAGCTGGACGATCTCGTCGGCACAGGCCGCGTCAATTTCGCCACAGTCTACGGTGCCATCTTTCCGGACGGCTCCATATTCGTCGAGGCCCTGCTCGACCCACAGCTTGAAGCCCTTCAGAAACTTCTCCAGATCCAGTTCCCACTTCTCGCTGCTGTCCTCGATGTCGTGGAGAACCAGGGCGCCGCCGCGGGCAATCTGCTCGTGTCCCCAATCAGCGCAGCGTCGCTCCTCCACAACCTCGGCTTCGGAGCACCAGTAGTTGATGCCGCCCTCCAAAGCCGCAACCATGATGTCGTCGATGTCCTCGACCGTCAGTTTGACATCGCGCTCAGTGTGAACGCTGAAGGTTTGCTTCTTCTCCATGTTGTCCCTCCTCAAAACTTCGTTTCTCCGAAAAGGGCGAACTGCACGATCACGTCCGCCTCGTTCGTTGTCAGGTCATCCAGAACCAGCCGTTCATCCTCAATGCGGATGTGGCAGCTCTCCTCTATGTACTGCTTGATGCCAGCGGTCAGCTTCGCCTTGTCCAGTTCGTACCACGTTCCGTCAGTTCCGCGGATGGCAATTTTTCCGCCGTTGGACACCTGCTCGCAAACTCGCTTGCCCAGAATGTTGCCGACGGCCATCACGCGGTCGGCCCAGCCAGCGATGCCGCCGGCGTTCAGAGCCTCAAACAAAATGACGTCAAGATCTTCCTTCGTGATTTGTACCGCCACTTCCGCTCTCAGGTTGATGTTGTTCATCCAGATACCTCCTCATTTCTTCCGCATCATCGCGGACTTGTTCGTTGAGCCACCGCTTCAACTCAGATCGCTCCCACGATTGCTTCTGCATCGGGCGTACCGGCACCATCGCAGCAATGCCGCCCGTATCTCTGGCAAGCCCTTTGAGAGCGTCGCACCTTTCCTGTGTGGCGGGTACATCCTCGAAAACCAGCGTTGTGCTGCCGCCAGATGTATATACCGACTTTACCGTGAACGGTTGGTCACTGATGTTGACGATGTCGCCCGGTTGCAAATCGGCTACCGTCTTCACGTCACTCGCCCTCCTCGTCGTCGATTTCAGGCAGAGCCGAACTCGGATGCTGCCAGTCGCAGTACCAGAACAGGTGTCTTGCCTTCTCTACGTCCCCGCCGCACTCTTCAACGAAGTCGTTGCCGGTGTAGCAGCAACCGACGATTTCCTCCACGTCCTCCGGGCCGTTTGCAGGTTCCGTGACCGGAATCAGGTTTAGGGCAAGGTCGGGAATGTAAATGATGTCGTCGCTCCGTTCAAACCGAGTGGCCTTGAAGATTTCGCAATCCTGACCGTTTCTGAACGCGAACAGGTCATCCATGACGGCTCCACCGAGCAGCTTCTCTCGCAATTCTGCCTTTGTCATTCCTGAGCACCTCCTCTGCAAAGACTCTCGCCACAGCCAGGGCAGTAGTCGGGATAATCAAGGGCGTCGCAGTCCTCGTACCAGATGTGGTTGCACCGGAGGCATCTATACTGCCGCAGTTCCGCGTCCTCGGCAGGCCCGTCGCCTGTCTCGTATTTTCTCTGTGCTTTTGCCGCCTGAGCGGCTTCCTTTTCCCCGGCCAGCCACATCATGCACTCGGTCAGGTCGGGGAACTCTTCCGTCCAAGCGTCGCCGGTGCTATTGTCGATGCCGATGTACTCAACGCCAGTCTCCAGCACGAACAGGCCACGAGGCCCGCGGTGTTCGATGATGGCGTTTGCCTCCTGCTGGCTGACGTATTTGAACCACCGATAGTCCTCATGTACCACGCCGCAGTTGGGGCAAACCCAAAGTGGGACGTTGTTGCGCTTCCCGAACCTGCCAAAGTAGATGTCCCGCGAAACGTAGCTTCCGCAGTCATAGCATCTTGTAGCCTGAGCTATCATTTCCACACCTCCTTCAGTTCCAGCACAAGTTTCGGATCTCTCGATCAGAAAGTCCAATCGTTCCATCCAACATCTCGGTCAGGAAGTCGTACTGTTCGTCGCCTCCCATGCGGTCGGCGTACTCCAAAACATTTCGGAGGATGCGAGCCGCAGCGCCGTCAATGTCGAACTCTTCCAGCAGCCACTCATACGCCTTTTCCATCTCAGCGATCACCAGCCCTTTCGTAGTCATGCACCGTTCGGTGCTTCCCATCATCCTCGATGTACGGGCGGTGGATGTCGAACCCGTGGTCGAGCATCACCTGCTGCACCGCATCGACAGCCTCGCCGATGTGGTACATATCCCAGTCGAACTCGTCCTCGTCCTGTTCCAGAAGAACCAGCAGGAACCGGTACATAGCGTTGTCGATCTCGTCCAGACGCTCAATCTGGCGAGGCGACAGCTCTGCTCGGTCATCTTCGTCATCAGACTCGCCTTTCAGCACATCCTCCATCGCAGACGCCAGCTTGTTCAGCATCAGTTTGATGTCATCAGCATCCTTCACAAGCGTCTTGAGGTCAGGGACACCGGACACCCGTCCCTGTGCCTCAATCCACATCTTGGCGTGTTCCTCAGCGTCGAAGCCATTCGCATAGGAACGGATCTCGCGCACCATGTCGTCCGCGTTGTGGACATCGTCCGCGCCGACGTCGAAAGAGAAATCTTCACCGGCGGGGCTGTTCTGGATAAACTCCCATTCGGTGTCGCTTTCATGGATGCACCAGCCAAGCTCTTCTGCCTTATCGAGCAGATCGTCGATGTTCACGTCGTTCCCCAGCTCACCGAGGTCAATCTCGATGACAGGCATCTTCTGGCTGAGGCCCGCGCAGTATTCGCACCAAGCGTCAGTCGGCTCGTCCGTGTCCTCGTCGTAATCACAGAGGGCAAGGCTTTCGATGCCGGCGGCCTGCGCAATCTCTCGCATCACGTCTCCATAGCAGGAGCCGTTGCGTTCAAAGCCGCGCATCCGCTCTTTGATGCTCTGCTCAATGTCATTGGCCCGTTCCTGCGGAACGATCATAACGCTGTCCATCCAGCGGTTCGTTTCGGATTTGCACCGAATGGCTACCATGTTTTCACTCATATCGTCTGTCCTTTCCTGCGCATCCACATTGACGCGGACGCAATTTCAAATTAGCCGCGTGGAAACCGATGCCCGTAGAAGCCCCTGAGAGGCTCTGTATGGCACGTTTCCGTGCGGTGGTGAAAGTGTATGCTTTCTGCCGTACAGCACGTTCTCGGTCTTGTGCGGCGGTTTTGGCCGGGGTTACGCCTTGCTGTTATGGTCGCTCAGTAACTCCAACTCTCTCTCGATGGTTTCGTCCAGCCTGTGCGAGAGGTTCTGAGTGAGCCACAAATCGGTCGGCGTGTACTCCGTGATGTCTTCCCCCGTCTGCCGGTAGAAGCCGTCCATTGCCGCCTGACCCATGCCGTACTCAGCCCTGCTCTCTCGCCAAGCATCAGTCAGCTTGACCCGATGCTTCTGAAGCTGTTCGAGCGTCATCCGCCCGATGTCCTCGGTGAGCAGCTTCCTCGCCTGCGCTATCTTCATCTGTGCTTCCTCCTACCAGATGCCGAGCTGCCGGTTGCGGTTATGCACGTCAACACCGATTTCACCGATAGCGGCAAGCAGATCACGTTTCTCGTCGGTGTCGTTGGATTTCTCCCAGCGGTCGATGGCCTCCTTTAAGGCGTCGATGTAGCTGGCGTTCGTGCGGAGCAGCTCCACCGCCGTCTTATTCATTCCGACGCCTCCATTTCATCGACCAGCTCCCACCGGGTCTTGTACTGCTTCTGGATTTTCCAGTCAACGATACGCATATCGTTGGCGGTGTCCTCGTCGATCACAATGTCGATGCCGAAGCCGCCGCACATCTGCGTCTGGGTGTGGGCGCCTTTGCTGCGTTCGCGGATCAGCGCGTTCAGGGCATTGGCCGCGGCCTGCTCGCTCTTGAACGTATGGCGGCTGACCCAGCCCATTTCCTTCCATCCCTCTGCCATGTTCTCCAAAATCCAGAACCCGCGGCCGCTGCGCTTCATCCACGCATCCTGATAGAGAACGCGCCATACCGGAATCAGCTCCATGCCGTCAACAACGATTTTCTTGTCTTCCATGTTTACGCTTCCTTTCTGGAGCAAAGCTCCGGTTGATACTGCAGAACCTCTTCGATGATGTGCTTGGCCTTGACGATGCCGAACTCCTGAAGAAGCTGCTGCGGCGTGTAGATGTCCGCCATCCTAACCGACCGGCGGCCGGTCGTGTACGCCTTCTTGAGCGCCGTCTTGCTGGTGTACTCGGTGCTGAACGCCCAGCGCACATCCTCGGAGCCGCACTGGTTGCAGTTGCCGCTACGCTTGATGAAGTAATACGCCTTCCCCATCGTTGTTCTCCTTATCCGTAAATCTGAGTGACGATCTCAACGCCGGCATTGATGGCCGCAGGGATGTCCGTCCCAAGCTGCCGGTAAAAGTCAGGATGAACAATGCACTCATAGGCTCTGCACATCGTATCTCTCTGCTCCGCTGTGATGTTGATGCGGAAGCCCTTTGCAATCCGCAGGGCCTCTTTGAAGTTGCCCGCAGCCACAGCCTCGCGCACGATGTCAGATTTGCGTTTCATGTTCTCCGTTCCTTTCTAATTAGCCGGTTGGTTAATTTGTAACTTTATTATACTGCGATACCTACCTATGTCAATATGTTTTCGTTAATTTTCAAAATTATGTTTCCGTATCATATTCACATACGTTTATATCCAGCAGGCAAAAAAGACGGCCCCAGCACGAGGCTGAGGCCGCTCATTTACGCTTCTGCGGTTACTATGTACTTTTTGAGCTCAAGCAGCTCTAACAAAATCGCGTCGATCCGCCGGTTGATGGCATCGCTTCCAGCTTTAGGGGCAGGCGTCGGCTTCTCGGGAACGGCCGCCGCAGGTGTGGGAACAGGCGGTGTCGGCTGTTCGTCAGGCTTGCCCAGTTTGCAGGCGAATACCTTGCCCTCGATCCACGCTCTCGTTTCTTTGCTGCACCCGAAGATGTCCAAGATCATTCGCCCGCAGCGTTCGGTCACGAAGTACATCGGCACCGACCGGCGAGATGCGCCGCCCGTCTTGCCATTGACCGGAAACGGCAGCTTCACCAACTCCACATCGCTGTCACTCTTCACTTCGCGCTGGCACCACTTGGTTGGGTAGGCACAGCCGCAGGCTGCCAGCAGATCCCGTGCCGCGTACATCGTCTCTCCTTCGTTCAGGAGAACGCGGACTGTGTTGCCCTCCTGCTCCACCACCGCTACTCTGCCAATGAAGCTCTTGACGGTCTCGCTCATACTGCACCGCCTTTCGCCGCTTCGCGGTTTGCAAAGTTCACTGCGAAGATGGCGTTGCAGACCTCCATGTGGCCGGCGAACTCTTCCATCTCACCCATCAGCGCGTGAACCCTGTCCTTGATCTCGTAGAAGGCCAAGGCGCCTCTGTCCCTCTTCTCTGCCTCTCCCTCGGCCGCGTCGAGGAAGTAGAAGTAGGTGGACTCGAACATCTCCAGAAGTACATCCAGCTTTGCCGCGTCCGTTCTCAATTTGTCTGGGGTCGTCATCATAAGTGTATTGCTCCTTTCGTCGTTCTTGACAGCGGCCGGCAGCCATGTTACACTTACCTTGCTTGGAGGTGTGTAACGCAGTCACAGGAGGCTGCCGAACCACCGGAACCCTTGGTGTTGCAACCACCGAGGGTTCTTTTTTGTTCCCTGTGATTTGATTATAACATTTTACCTACCTAAAGCAAGATAGGTGCGCGGTAATAACATTTAACCGCTCGGATAACAGCAAAAACGTGAAAAAGCCCTGCGTCAGACGACGCGGGGCTATACTCGTTTTTACGCTCATATACTTTGCCTATCTCTCTTTCAGAATGACCCCAGCCATCTCCGCAAGCATCTCAATCTGGGACGGCGTCGGATCGGACTCAGAAAAAATTTTTTGAATTTTTTCGGTCTCCGTGCCTTCCACGAGGTCTGGCAGGATATAATTCGGTGAAACTCGCAATTCGCGGCATAAAGTAGCGAATACCGGCAGGCTCGGCAGCTTCTTACCGCCCTCGATCTGGCGCAGATACGTCGAATTGATGTTGCAAGCCTCTGCCAGCTTCTCAGCCGTCAGGCCGCGGTCTTTTCGGGCTTTGTTGATTCTCGTTCCAAATAGCTTCTTGTCCACTTTTTGCTCCTCCAATGATGTATGCCGTCGGTTCATACCACCTCTTCTCATAGCTTACAGCCCCGTTGACGCTCACGAAATCCACTGTTAGAATATAGGCCATGAGCCAGTAGACTATACCACATGAACGGAGGATATTTTCATGGGTCTTTCAGGGTCTAACCTCTACCGCCTTTCTGGCGGCACTGTCATCCCGGCCAGCGAGGCTCTTTATCCCGCAGAGGCCGACCTTCAACAGCTTATTGCAGAAAACCCGCAACTGCTGCTCGGCTCCCCCGGCGACGGGCAGCGTCTCTATCTGTTGCGGCGTGAACAACCCGTGCGCGACACGCCAGACGGGCCAGCTCTTTTCTCCATTGACCATCTATTCATTGACCAAGACGGACTTCCCGTTCTCGTCGAGGTGAAGCGGAGCACCGACACCAGAATCCGCCGCGAGGTCGTAGGTCAGATGCTCGACTACGCCTCCCGTATGCGGGCGTGGAGTGCCAACGAACTTCGGGCATCCGCCTCCCTGCTGGACGTGCCAGACGATTTGTGGGCCGCCCTCGACAGCAACCTGAAAGCTGAACGGATGCGGCTGATTTTCGCAGCCGACTCCATCCCTGACTCTCTGGCTTCCATGATAGACTTCCTCGACCGCAGCATGGACAGTATTGAAGTCTGCGGCGTCGAGATCAAGCGGTACGTTTCCGAGGACGGTGCCGAGCTGATCTCCTCCACGATTGTCGGCGGCGGCAATTCGCCCGTCAAGCAGGCGGCGCGATACTCTACCATTTGGGACGCCGACAGCATGGCCGAGCAACTCAGTCAGCGTGGGAGCGCAGCTATCGTTCCGGTTGTCACCGCTCTCGCATCGTTCGCCTCCAGTGCCGGACTGCAGATCAGTTATGGCCGCGGTACGAAGTTTGGCGTGTGCAGGGCGCTTCGGAACGGCCGCAAGGTATTTAGTGTGACCTCGTGGGAAAAGGGACATACGGGCATCAGAACGGCCGTTGAGGTATCTTTACCGTCGTTGGTAGACCAGACTTGCGGCACGTTCGAGGAAAACGCTCTGCGTTCCATGCTCCTGACGTTCCCCGACGCTTCCCCAGCCGACTCCGAGCAATTCATCTTCGGCTCCAGCCAGTTCCAGTATATCGACCTGCGGTTACTTGCAGAGCCATCAAATCTCTCACACTTCCAGAGCGCCATCACTCAAATTGTTCAGGCCATCCCCGCAGAATAAGAAAAGCGGCTACGCCCCGAAATAGAGCGTAGCCGCTATTTTACTGCCCTCTGGAGCCGCTGGAGCGTCGCAGAATGATGGATTGTATGCCGGCGGCAACGTAAATCGACCTACGCCGGTCATTACCGATGCCACAATTCCTTGGAAACCTCGGCCAACTCTTCTTTGAGTGCAGAGAGTCGTTCCTCGAACTCGTACTCCGTGATTTCGCCCGTCTTCCGCAGGCCGCGGAGTATCGAGATCTCCTGCGGGATCTCCGCATAGCGTTTCCGCAGGTAGTCGATACGCGAGTCCTGCTTCGCAATCTCCTGCCGCCAGCCCTCCCAGAGCGGCGTCGTGAACTCCTTCCATTCCAGCTCTGGTAAGGTCACGCTCAGGTCATCCCGCGCTTTATCGTCCACGTTCAGCGGTGGATGAAGCCGCAGGATGTAGTAGATCTCGTACAGGTTCATATCTGCTTCGCTTCCCAGTTCCGCATACTCGATTTTCGTCACCTGCTCTATGTTGACGGTACGGTGCATCGGCTTGCTGAACAGGTGGCCGCGTATTCTGCTCTGCAACGGCTGCTTGGTGCGGCCAACGTACACGAGGCAGTTTCCGTACCAGATCCGATAAATCAAGAACCCTTGTACTCTCATTTGACGCACCTGAAACCGGCGAACTGCGCCAGACCTGCGCTCCCGTCTGGGCATTTGCAGGGAATGTGCATCGGCACGTTATTCCGCGTGAACGGGTTCGCTGCGAGCTGCTGATGCTGGATCACCTTGCCGAGCAGGGCCGGGAGCATTTCCGTCGGCACCTCCTGAGGCTGCGATCTGGACAACAGCCGACCACACAACGGGCATTTGTAAACCGGTTGATACTTCATTCCGCATACCCCTCCGGTCGCATCTCCCAGTACGCAGAACGCTGGGCAATCGCCATGTCGATCAGCCACAAGTTGTCGCCTTCATCCATCAAAATATCAACTGACCACTGTCCCGCAAGGCCCGTCACGCGCTTCATCGCAGTTTCGACCATCGCTTGAACGCGGTCTTTTTCGCTCTTAAACGCGCCTTCGATGCGCTCCCGCTCATGCTCGAAAACGATCTTGTCGGTGGCATCGTGCAAATGCGGGTAGACGTAGTCGTAGTCCCAATAGTTCGCGGTGAAAATCGGCTTTCTGGTGTCGAAGTCGTAGAACACGCGGAACTCAGGGCGCAGCGGCAGGCCGTTGTAGATGCAGGGTGTCGTACCGTGCGGGCTTTCGATAAACTTCCGTACCACGATCTCGTCTGCACCTTCTGCTCCGCAGCACATCGCCTCGTAGTTGATTAGGATGATCGCCCGGTACAGCTCGTGCAGTCCGTACAGGTTGCACGTCCCGTTCGCATTGAACTTGTTGCTGAAGCGGCCATTCTTGACGAATACATGGCCGGTCAGCTTCATCTCTTTCAGTTTCGGGATAACGCGTTCTTCCAGATACGCCTTGACGGTCTCTTCGTCCTCCTTCGGATGCTCCATGTAAAACGCCTCGTACAGTCGCTTCACATACTCCGGTTCCTCCTCCGCACTCGGCAGCTTCGTGTAGAACGTCAGCGGTGTCGGGATGCCGCAGTCCTTGATTTTCGGATACCAGAAGCTAAAGTCATTCTCGTGCTCCCTCGTGTAGTCAAACATCTTTTGTCTCCTCCTCTTCGTATTTGGCGAACTCCTTTGCCGTGTCGAGGAATTGCACTCGCTGGGCCTCCGCCAGTCCGACCGTGCCATCCCGTCTTTCCAGTACGGCATAGGCGCCGGCAACAACACCACCTCCATGCCCGCCACGCATGAGCGACGGCGGCACGATCTGCGAGATTTGCGTGAACCCGTGAAACAGATAGAACTCTTCACCCACTTTGCACGGGCGCAGCTTGTTTGTGTTCATTCTTGCCCTCCTCCGTAATTCAGTTTCACGCCATCTGGTAACGGCGGCATCTCTCGCCAGAACCTTGGCACCCACACAAACGGAACGAACGTCGGGTGTTCAGAGCCGCAGAGTCTTTTCCATACGCAGCTAAAGATGTGACCGTAGGAGTCCTTCGTCAAGACCTCTTGCCCCTCCCGTGGTTTTTGCTCTTTGAGCGTGTGCCATCCATTCTCCAGCATTGGCATCCACCATTTCACATGAACGTCCGGTTCCAAGCCGTCCGGGCGAAAGAGCGGTGCCTCCTTCGGGTCGTATGCTACGAGGGAGCCATCGCTCACATGGCCCCATTTGCTGATAATCAAAACTTTCTCGCCAGCAGGCGGTAGCGCCTCTTTCGTGGCCGTCCATCCGTGCGCCATCATCTACCTCCATCACCGAGCATAAGCTGGCCGGTCTGGAACGCCTCATAGAGCGTCTTCTCATTCCGGTCAACCAGCTTTGGGAAGAACAGTTCGTCCATCGTGGCCTGCTCAGTCTCCACGAGCGCGACCTGCGCTGCGATCCAGTCTTTCAGGTTGCGCCATGCGATGCGCTCAGCCTGTTCATCATCGCACTTGGTACGTTCCTTAGCCATTACTGCCTTGACACCATCCGGTCGCGCTTCCAGCCGAAAGCCGTGCAGGGAGCCGCAGCAGTCCAGCGCGAATGTGACCGCCGTGACCCTGCCGTTCTCGGCATAATCCATCATCACCTTCCGCGCCCCGTGTGCGGCGAGGATGCCTTGGATCTCGCCGACGGTCTGAACCGCCGGCACCTTGGTCGTGTAGTTCTTAATCGGCATCTGCAGTCCTCCTCTCAGTCGATGAACCGGATGTTCTCCGCCGCCGTGCTCCACACCTTGCCGTGCTCGTCCTCGACAATGCCCGTCGTGACAGGGACGGCCCCATTATCGAACTCCTCGAACGTGCTTCCCCATGTGTGGAACCATGCGACAAATTCATCCTCGCGCCACCCGTCGTTCGTGCGCTCATACACATGGGCGATACACTTGCGGCAGTCCGGCACAGGCGGCTTCCCACGCAGAGGCCCTCCCTCTTGCCACGGGCGGAACTGCTGGATCTTTTCCAGCAGGCCCTTCGGATTGCCGTCGAAGAGCAAGGCTCGGTCATCGACATAGACTTTTGCGGGTGGCTTTTCCGCCGCCACATCATCGACCTCAATGCCGTTCTCCCGAAGGTAGCGCCGCACCGCTCCCATGCCCTCAGGCGTGGCGCATCTGGTGGACACGACCACCACTCTGTACCCCGCGGCTCTGATCCGCTTGATTTCTTCGTCAATGAGCGGCACGGGCGGGTCGGGTACAACGTCTACGCCCTGCCAGCCGCTCACATAGGAATGGATGACGCCGTCAAAATCCAGCACCACATTCGGCTGATACTTCATCTCCCAAGCCATTACTGCGCCTCCTTGCCGGTTCCGGTGCTGCCCCAGCCACCGCGGTTCGGGTTGCCGAGATCCTCGACCTGCTCGAACTCAACAGGCTCGTCCTGCTTCACGAGGCGGAACTGGCAGATGCGCGTCCCCTTCGGGATCTCCGTATGGCGGATAGCCACCGCAGGGAAGCCCCAAATGTCATCGTTGCCGCAGTAGCTATGCTCGATGATGCCCACGCTGTTCGCCATGATGATGCCGAAGTTCTTGCAGGTCGAGCTTCTGGGAACGACCTGCGCATAGTAGCCGGCAGGTAACTCCATCGCAACGCCGAGCGAAATAATTTTGAAGCCCAGCGGCTCCAGAACGGTGTCCTCGGCGGTGTAGAGGTCAACCCACTCGCCATGCGACTCAGGCAGCGGGTTCCCGTGCGTGTTGATTCTGACTTTCATTTCAAGCCCTCCTTGATGTTTCGTATCTGTAATCGTAGCCGTCGAGCCTGTACGGGTCTTTTACTTTACCCGCACATCTGGCCCAGATGGCGTTTTGACTGATGTAATTCTTCTTGGCTGCCTCTCGTCCCGACGAGTAAATGGCAACCACTTGACCGGCCTGATCGACCTTCATCACAGCCTTGCGCCGGTTCGCACTGGAGATTTTACCGCTGACCTGCTTGCTGGCGAACGACAGGTTCACCAGCTCGCAATCCATCTTCGCCCCGTTCCGATGGATGATGTTGTACCCCGGCCGGCGGCCTCCCATGAAGGCGTCGGCCATGAGCCATACGACGGGCACATCCACCTTACGGTTATCCTCCGTCCGCATCTTCACGCAGGCGCGGGTTCGTCCGCTGATGTACGGCTTCAGGACGTACCACTCGCCGCTCTCCAGTTCTTTTCGGACGACCGCCTCGCGGTTGATTTGGTATCGGAAACGGTAGCCGGGGATTTCCACCCATTCTGCGCTGTCAGGCGTTTGGCTTTTACACCGCTTCGCGCTCATGTCTTTTCTCCCGTCTCGTCCAGATAGGTCGCCTGCAGATCGGCGATGTGCAACAGGACAGCCAGCGGGAACTTCTCGAAGGCATTGCCGACGCTGTACCCGCCGCCCTTGAAGTCGTTGTCGGAGAAGCCCATGTGCCAACGGATCGCCATAGCCTCCTCACGGCTCAGGCGCATGAACCCAGAAACGATGTAGACACTCTTCTCGCCATGCCCGTAGGGTAGCTTGTCATCGACCACATAGAACGGGTACTGCTCCCACCTGCCCTGATCGTTCTTGCGGTTACGCATCTCGACCGCGTAGAAGTTCGCCTTGCAGATGTCGTGAAGCAGGCCGCAAATCGCAATCGTCTCCATCGACGGCTCATTGAAGCCCGGAGTGATGGTTGCTTCGTTGGCGCAAATCGCCTTCATCCGCTCAAACACATGGAGGCTGTGCTCCAGCAGACCGCCGGGGCTGGACAGGTGGAAGCGGGTGCTGGCCGGCGCCGTGAAGAAGTCCGAGGACTCGATCCACGCCAGCAGCTTGTCCGCGCCCGGTCGCGTGATATTTTCTGTGTACGCTTTGATGAACTTGTCTTTCATGCTCATATCCTCCTCAAAAATACATCATGCTCAGCGCCCATGCCGTCAGATGCAGAACGCCCGCAGCCGTGAACAGCGCGATATAGACGTGCTTGCCTCGACCACTCTCGCCGATGACGCCGACGGTTGCCAGCACCATTACAATCATCGTAAACACCTGAAAGAACTTCACTTCACATACGCCCCCTTCCATGCCTCGATTGCTTCGTCGCAGAACTCCCCATCGCACTGGCCGACGACGCCCTTCCTGCCTTCGCAGTATTCGCACAGATCCGTTTCGAGCATATCGACAATCTGGTCATCGGTCATGTCCCCGTAATACTCGGCGTTGGTGAGCTTCACCGCAATGAAGATGCGCCCGCCGTCAACGAACTGCTGACAGAGCTTCAGCTTCCACTCACCCAGCACAGCCTTGTGCATAGTCTTCTTGGTGCGAGGGCCAAAATGGACGATGAACCAGTCGTGCTCCAGCAATTCGGCCACGCTGTCAACACGGTCGCCCTGCTTGTACTTCCTTTTCATTTTCATACTCCCTCCTAAAATCCATTCCATATCTGCTTGCCGTGATACTCGAAGCACTCGGCGTCACAGCAGTCTTCGTGCGTCAGATCCGCAAGCCGTTTGCGGCTGCGGGGGATGAACAGGTCGGAGTCCATAGGTGGTTTTGGGTTCCTATCCATCAACAGCTCGTCTACCTCCAGCAAACTCGCGTAGGTCTGTGGCTGATGTTCCTTGAGGTGCTCGAAGAAATGGTTCCGGTGGAACGGGCAGAAGCAGCAGGCAGACGCCTTGGTGTCCAGCCCCCAAACATCCAGTATGTAGGCGTAGTTGTCAGCCCTCGTCAGTTCCATATCCACCAGTGGGAAACGGTTCCCAAACATCGGGTTTGGGCTATCCTTGCACCGCTGTTTTTCCTCGAAGCTGAACCCCATGTGCATCTCGTGGGCCTTCTTGTCCTCGTCGCGGAGCCGCTGGCCTTTCTTGTAGCCGAGCACTTCCCAGCGGACGAACTTTGAGATGCGCTCCACCTTGTAGTCGAGGGTGCAGTTTCGCGGCATCCTTGACTTGTGACCGTCATCCCGCAGCGTCCACCATGGGATGCTGACCGTGCGGCGTCTCCCGAAGTTCTGCATCAAATCCCGATGCAGCGGCGCGTCCAGCATCTCATATCGAATGCCGGCGGTGTCACAGGCTCGGTGTACGAACTCGGCCTGTTGCATGACCCACGTGGGCTCGAAGCCGAGGTCGCAGAAGACGACCAGATCGTAAACCGGAACCAACGGGTACGGGCGTTCGTGGCCTTTGCGCTCGGCGTCCACATTCTCACAGGACATCAGGGCCAAGGCCGTCGATTGCATTCCCGCGCCGAAGGACAAAATCTTCACGTCTGCCCCTCTGCGCTTTCCCCGCGTCGGAACTCAGCGGCCATCGTATCTGCAGCCTCGCGGCTGATGCCGATTACCTCGAACTGCTGGTAAATCTCCTCGCGGTCTTCGGGAGCTGCGGACACCAACGCAAAGGTCAATTCGGCATCCGTCGGAGCGGGCTTCTCGGGTTCTTCCGCCTCTTCGGCTTCAAGGCTCTGCGCCAATCCCTCTTTGTACTCAGCGATTTTTAGCTTGCCGAACTCAATCACGGCTGTCATGTAGTCCTCATGCTCAAAACCGCCTTCCTCGAACTCACGGCTCCAATTCAGGATGTGGTGGAACAGGTCGCGGCTGTCAATCTCGCCACAGTCGGACCCGAGCATCTGCGCCGCCAGCGCCGAGAGGTCATAGACACACTCGCAAAGGCGGATCTCGCTGTCTTCGCCCACCGTGGTCACGAACTTCTCGCCGGCGTCGCTGTAACCACAGGTCTTGCAGTCCCAGATGTCTTCCCTGTCCGGTTCGTGCGTGACCTCGATGCAGTCATTCAGGCACCGAACGAACGTGCCGCTGTCATCCAGTTCCCAGTCCTGCGTGACGTGCGCCGTCGCGCAAAAGGTCTTTCCACCGCAACGCGGGCAGCGCAGAACCTCATTTTCTTTCAAAATCATCACTTGCTCCTCCATCACTCAGGCTCTTTTTCAGCCCTGCATATACTTCCTCAAGGGTTTCAACGAGTCCATCTGCCTCAAGGCTGTCCGTCGAAACCAGCCTGCAATCGCTCATGCTGATGTCGTCGATCAGATGGACGCCGTAGAACTGTTCGTCAGGCTCCAAACCGGCCTTGTTCTCAATCAGCGCCGCCGTTATCTCTCCGTTCTGTTCTTTCTCGGCCTTTGCCACGAGGAAGTAGGTCGAAGAGCGGTCGCCGTTGACCGTGGTTGGGCCGTTGCCCAGATCCGCCATCATCGCCTCTGCCAGTTCTTTCGGGGCGATTGCAAAATCGAACCTTTTCATCCCTCGGGCCACCCTTCCATTTCTTCCTTGAAGTAGTCCTCGTCGCCATCATCGCAGGCACCGGACATAATCTGCTTGCCCTTGTAGAGCACGAAGTACCACATTCCGTCGGGGTTTCCAACCATCTTGCGCCACGCCGCTGCAAAGTCGGCCACGCTGTTGAAGACATAGCAGGTGCGGATCGTGGCCGCATCTTTGAAGTCGTCCACGAAGTTTTCCGCGTCCTTCTCGGGGTCGCTGTCATTCACGAACATCATAACGACCAGCCCCTTCGGGATAGCCACGTCGAAGGACTGCCCGCACTTCGGACAAATTCCCTTCCAGCCAAGGCCGTCACGCGCGATAGCCTCGTCAAACTCGAACCCGCAGTCCGCACAGGTCAATTTCATTTCAAACCCTCCTCAAACATTTCGATGTAACTGTCCGCGCTCTGAAGCTGGCGCTCCACTTCTGCCTCCGTATCAGCCGTGAAGCAGTACCGCGCTACCGCGTAACCCTTCTTGCTGATCCACCAACTCGTCTTTCTGTTGAACGCATTTCTGGCCGGGGAGAAAACGTAATTCCCGAAAATCTGCGGCTCCGGTATCGGCTTCGCCGCCGCTTCTATGGCCTTGGCCTTTGCCTGCCACCATTTCAGCTTGCGGTCGAGCGAGTCAAACGCTCTGGCGAAGTCGCAGGGAGCGTCACCGTAGCAGACATCTCTGCAGTTCTTGCGGTACGGACACTGTCTGCATCTCTTCATCAGAACGCCCTCCGGTACACGCGCTTGACGCTGATGAACGCCGCCTCCGGGTGCTTCAGCAGGTAAAACCGGCGCTGGCTCTCGTTCGGGTAGGTGTTCCCGTTTTCGAGGCGGCCGAGCAGATGGTGGTTCTCGTCGAAGAGTTCCACGAAGTAGGCCGTCTCCACACCCATGTTCGGGTCATCCTTGGCGTAATCGTCGAGGACGGGCAGGTGCTCGACCTGCGTTCCATCTCTTTTCAGGTACATATCAGATCCTCCTATTCCATCGCGGCTCTCAGGGCCTCGATTGCTTCCGTGATGTTGTCGTGCGCCGTGTCCAGATTGTCGGCTGCGGCTTCGATGGCCGCATAGCGTTCGCTGCCTTCCAGCCCCTCAGGGGCGTTGTCGAACTTCTCCTGCTCGTCATCGCGCAGGTTCTCTACCTCGTCACCGAGGACTTCAAGGGCGTTGACGATTTTCTCAATGGTCGCCCGTGTCGCTTTGTTCATGGCTCCTCCTCAATAATCAGCGTCGAGGTTTTCATCTCGCTCGTCGTACTTGACCCCGTCGTAGCCGGTGGTCGTCATGATGCGCTCGTAGCATCTCGCGCAGACACGGCGGAACGGGATGCCGTAGTAGTCACGGGTGCCGTACATCTCGAACGGGCGTGCCTCCTTGCCGCACTTCGGGCAGGTCTCTTTCACCAGCCGATAGCCCGGAAGCGACGTCAGGTGGCCGCCGTCGTCGATCAGGAAGTCATCCCACACACCATCGTCGAACAGCTTGCAGGCGGCTTCATACGCACTGTCGAAGCTGTCGTGCTCAGACAACGGCTTGTGGTAGCGGCAACCGGCGGCCACATCTTCGACCTTCAAAATCACGCCGCCGCGCCCGCACTTCGGGCAGTCTGCGCCGATCTGCTTCTCGTAGCCGCAGAACGGGCAATTCACGTTCTTCTTTTCCATCAGTTCTCCTCCTTGCCGAGCCAGACCAGCAAACGGATCTGGTCGTGCATCGCTACAAGCCTGCGCTGGGCATCTGCCAGCTCCTCAATCATGACGGGGACGAACTTGATGATGTCGTCCACATCGGAGTTGGCGATGTAATGCCGCAATTCGATTACCTTCCGAGCCTGCCAGCACCCCGTCTCCCCGATCTTTTGGCTCAGTTCCTCAACCTTGCGGTCGATGGACTTCTTCAGGTCGCTCACTTCAAAACCTCCTTACCGTCTGCTTGCTCTGCGCCGCTGACGGGCAAGCCGTCTCTGACGCTGTTCTTCTCTGTACTGACGCTCCACCTCTTCGTCGTCCTCGTAATCAGGCAGGCGGTCAAGGTATCGCTGAATGAACGGGATGTGCGGGAAAACGTAGTCGGCGATCAGAGCGCCGATGCCAAGGACGCCGAGGAACACGGCCAGAAATGCGAAGTCAACGATTGCCTCGCCCAACAGTTCGGGTGTCATTTTGCCGCCTCCTTCATCATGTTCTGAAGTTCGTACTTCACGAAGTCATCGGCCAAACAGGTCGCCTCTTCCTCAAGCTCGTCGGCCCATCCGCTCAGGTACTCCTTTCGAGCGGCCGTGTTCATCCAATTTTCTTTTCTCAACCCGGCGGATGCGAGAACAATGCAGCCGTCTGCTCCCACACCGTACAGTTGAGAGCCGTGCTTTTGCTCCCACTCAATCTCCGCGTCGATGGTTTCCGCATCAGCCTTGATGATGTACTCGACCACCGAATGGTCGAAATCGTATCGGAACAGCTTGCCGCTGACCTTGACCGGATTGCTTTTCACAGGTTGTACGCCTCCTTGCCCGCTTTCCATTCCTTCATGAAGTCCTTGTAGTCTTCCTTGCCATCCACGGCCACTTCCGCCCAGAGGAACCCCGGTTCTCCAAAGATGTCGAAGTCGTAGCCCGTCTCCTCCAGAATTGCTACCACCTTGTCTTCCTCTTCTTCGGTGAAAGAGATAATTGCCGCCGGTTCAAGCGGTCTCACCAGCTTGTCGCCGAAGAAGTTCACCGTCTGGCGTCCCTTGTACTGCACGTTCATGTTCTTGCCTCCTGCCTCACATCTGAATTTCAAACCGGCTGAAATCATCGTTTGCTGTCAGCACGTACTCTTTACGGTTGACAGCCACGGGAACGCGCTCGCCGTCTCTATATGCTGACGTTTCCATGTAGCCGGCCCAGCGGTCATCGCCCTCTTTGCGGGTCAGAGTCACGCGGGCATGGGGAGAAACGCTCAGCATATTCTCGGCTTCATACACGGTGAACGCCGTCATGTGACGTCCTTCAGCCTTGAGCTGCTCCGCAAGCTCTCTGGTGTTGTCGCTTGCAGCGGTCAGGGCATCCAGCAGATCCATGAGCGGGTACGTCTGGTTCAGCTTCATTTCTTGCCTCCGTTTTGCCATCTGGCTTCTTTGAATTATCCATGTGGTTATCTTATGTGTTAATTATACTTTATTACCTACCTATGTCAATAGGTTTTTGCATATTTTTACGAATATTTTTACCGCATATCATTATATCCGTTTACGCTTCTTGGGCAAATTCAGAACCTTTCTGCACGGCCCGTAGACGGCCTCTGGCGGCGTTTTGACAGCAGGGGTGAAAGTATATAGGAAAAGGCGTAGCGTATCGTAGCGGTCTTGTAGGCGAATTTGGCGGTATGCTGAGGCTGTTGCGAGGAGAAAACTCCCGAAAACGCAAAAACACCCCCATCCCGGCCGAGGCCGAAATGGGGGTGTTCAATCTATCCGCTATGCAGTTATCAGGGCCAGCGAGGGGGCGCAAGCCCTCTGCATAGCGGGCGTATCGGGCCGGAGGTCGAAGCCCGTTTACGCTTTCTTCAGGACAGCCTCCATGATGGCTCGCAGGATTTCGTCCTTGCGGGTCAGACCGTCCAGCTCAATGCCGTATTCCTCCGCTTTCTTTTTCAGCTCGGGAACGGTCAGCTTGAGCAGCTCGATTGCGAGGTCAGCGGCGGCTACCGCCACATCAGTCTTCACCTCTTCGGGCGTCTTGACCACGCCTGCCTCGCTGTTCGCCTTGTATTCGTCGGCATACTTCCGCATCCAGTCGAAAATCGTCTGGGCGATGCTCTGAAGGCGCTCGGGGGTGAAGATTTTCTTCAGAGGGGCCGGGATCTTGACGTACAGGCCGTTGACGACCTGAGACATCTTTTCCGCGCCGGTCAGACCGGACGCCTCAGCCAGTGCAATGAGTTCGCTCACCGCACCGAGGACGTTGCCTCTGACCTTGAAGAAAAGCATGAAGCCGTAGGTGATCGCGCAGATCACGACCACAATGATTTCGAGTACGCTGAGAAAATCCATTGCATTTTCCTCCTGACTTGCGGCTCATGGCCGCTTAATATTGTTCCTGCTTCGGGTGCCGTTTGTCATACTCTGGACACGGAAAAGGCTCCGTGTCGTGGCATTTCTCGCAACACTCTTCGCAGGTGGGACCGTATTTCTGGTTGTAGATGCACGGCTTGACCTCTACGATCTCTTTTCCGCAGACCGCGCATCTCAGGGTGCTCACGACGGCAGCTTGAGCTTTTGGCCGGGACGGATCACGGTCGAACTCAAGCCGTTCAGCGTCATGATTTCCTTGTAGCGGTTGCCGTTGCCGAGACGCTTCTGGGCAATACCCCAGAGAGAGTCACCGGCGACCACCGTATAGACCGCCTGCTCTGCGCCAGAGTCGGCGCCGATGTCGGCGGCATTGACCCAGCCGTAGACGGTGCAGCCGCCGCCCTGATTGACGAGGTGGTACGGGTGCTTCGCGCCCTTTGCGATACTCGTCACCTTGGCCTTGCCGGGTTTGCATGGTACGCCGCTCGTCGCTTGGCTGCTGACGTAGTGGGTCTTCCCCTTGAATTGGACGATGTCGCCGATCTTGTAGTCGGCGCCGCTTGTCTGACCGCCGGCGCTTGGTTTCGTCGGCGTGACGGGCGTGGTCGTTCCAGCACCGTCGTACTTCGGGCGGCCATAGCCGACGATCTTCGCGCTGTTCAGCGCATAGCTGCGACGCGCACACTTGTTGCTGGTGTTGCCCTCGATGGTATAGACCTTCGAGGCATCCACTTTCTCCACAAGGCCGGTGTGGGTGCAGTTGTCAACCGACGTTCCGAAGAAAATCTGATCGCCCATCTTCGGATTGGACGTGTGGAACTGCCCTTTCTGCTTGTAATACTTCGCAGACCAAGTGCAGCCCGCACCACAGGAACGCTCAGGCTGGCAAAGCAGCCGCAGGGCATTCTCATAACCGAACGCGGTCACAAAGCACCAGTCCACGAACATATCGCACCATTCGTAGCCGTTCTTCTTGCCGTTGTACCACTTCGGGTACTTTTCGTCGAAGTCTCTGGCGTACTTTGTCCAGTTCGCACGACCGGGGTTGGCAGTCTTGTTGTCGAGCTGGCTGTTGGACGCCTTTTCGACGTAGCCGAGTTCGCCGATTGCGACGGCGATCACGGCGGAAGCGTAGCATTTGCTCACTCCAGACACTCCTTTCTGGGCCGCGGAGTCGGTGGCATACTTGTCGTAGAACTTCTTGCCAAACCCAGCGCGGCGGACCTTCGCCGCATCGCTTTGGTCTGCCGGTCGCTCGAAGTTCAGCAGGACGCTATCGGATGCAGCCCGCACGGTCTTCGCCGTTTTCAGTGTCGAGATGACGACCGTGTAGCCTTGCAGCTCGTTCCAGAGGAAATCAAGCTGCATCTCCAAATCACCGATGCTCTTGCCCTTCTTCTTGGCGAAGTCGAGCAGGTTCTTCTTCCGACTCCAATATGTCCACTGCGCCAGACCGTAGCCGGCGCTATCTTTCACGAAGTTCTGGTACGTCCCGTTGTCCACCGCAGCCGTGTAGGCGGCGTCGGTGAAGCTGAGGGCCTTCTCGTAGCTGTTTTGCAGGTTGGTGGGAATCAGGCAGCTTTCCGCATACAAGTTCCCCATCAGACCGGCAATCCCGCAATCGGGCAGTCCCTTGGCTTTCAGGTAGTTCCAGATCTTCTCTTCATTTGTGCTTCCAATCAGCGACATTTCATGTCTCCTTTACTGGTCGCGGTTCTTCTGTTCAGCGGTGAACGACGGCTCGAAGTCCTGCGCGGGCTGCTGCGCCTCGCGTTCCATCCTCTGCCGGTCTTCCTCCGCCCATTTCCGATCCTGCTGTTTATCCTTGGTGGTCTTGATCCAGCCCATAACGCCGCACTCGCCGCCGAGCAGGGCAAAGACGCACTGGCAGAGCGTGTCAGGGATGCCGCCGGTCGTTTCATACAGCGTGAGCATACGGTGCGTGAACCAGACAAGCGATACGCCGATGATAGCCAGAATCAGGTCCATCGTTTTGATGCCCTTCTTCTGCGGTGCCGCCTGCGGCTCGGTGCGACGCCGCGCCGTGCGGTTGTGAAGGCGCGACGCGATGTTGCTCGCCAGCCACGAAATGACGACGCCAAGCAGGAAGCCGGCGGCGCAGAACAGGACGATATTCAGGACGCTCATACGCCCGCCTCCTTACTTTTTCAGCGGCAGAGCATCGACACCCTCAACGATGATGTCTGCATCTCCGTTCCCGCCGAGTCCCTTGTGGTAGCAGTCGTGCATGGCGTGAAAGCGGCGTCTGTCGTCGTAGGAAATCTCTCCCTTGGCGATGTATCCCTGCCCGAGATAAAGTACCCTGTCGAGCAGGATCTGCTTCAGTGCCTCGGACTGAGCGGCATCGCTGCTACGAAGGCGCTTGATGTCCTCCTGCAAACCGGCGATCGTCTTTGTCAGTTCAGCGGTCTTATCCGCTTTCTCCTCCTCGCGGTCTTCCTTCGCCGCCTTTCGGCCAGCTTTGAACTTCCACCGTTCATTGATGCCGTTGATAACGGCCGCTCCTGCCGCGCCGCCGGCCACAGCCATCAGCACGGCGGTCAAGATTTCTCCGATATTCATACTCTCGTACCTCTCTCAACAGTTTCTTGGTTTGGACTCGCTCTTCGCCGGTGAACCGGGTAACTGCATGGCGAGAGGCATCCAGATTGCGTTCATGTAAAACGGGAGCCGGTCAGAACGACCGGCTCCCGCCGCTGGGGGTCAGATCTCCACCTCGCAGGCTTCCAGGATCTCCTCGACCTGCTTACGCAGACGAGCGGGCACCTGGTCGATGGTCTTCTTGCCCTTGATAATCAGGGTAGCGTACACAACAGCCATTTCGTCTTCCTCCTTTCTCAGCAGATATTTAAGACAAAACTCGCGGAGGGCGCTCATACGGCGTCCTCTGCAAGCAGAGCCTCCACGGCTGCCCGGAGTCTTTCCGGGACGTCTTCGATGGTCTTCTCACCCTTGCGAATCAGGGTCGCGTAAATTCTTGCCATAGCTTTATCCCTCCGTAGCCGAAGTCACTGCGATGACCTGCTCGTAGACATCGCACAATGCCATCTGAGTTTCGGTCATCTGGTTCTCCAGAGACGAGATCTTATCCGCAAACGCACCGTCGCTGACCGCAGCGGTGATGCTGGTGAGCTGTGCCGTCGCGGCGTCGAGGATGGTCTGCATCTGTGCGGTCAGGTCTTCCGGCAGGTTGTCACCATACTGGATGGCACCAATGACGGCATTGTCCGTCTCGCGCTTGATCCACTTCTTCAGGAGGTTGCAGTAGGTCGTGTGCTTCGTGACGTAGTTCTTGTAAGCTGCGTACAGCACAACGACATCGGCGGCAGAGTAGGTCTTGACCTCCCCACCGTCGCAATGGTACTGCTGCTCCTTCGCGCCGAGCGTGACGGCGGTGAACATGGATTCGATGTTGGCCTGATCGTGCGTCTCCAGAGAGAAATGCTCCGTCCCGCCGCTCAGCTCCACGTCGATACCGGCGTAGATTTTCTGCTGGCAGGTCTCGTTCGCCATGTTGAGCTGCTTCTCAGCCAGCGTCAGCAGGTCATCCTTTCTCCATACGAGTCCCATGACTTTCCCTCCTTACTGGAACGCGCCGCTCACGCCGGAGATATATCCACCGGCGGACGTGCCGCGCTCCACAGTGATGCGGAAGTTGAACGCCGCGCCGTTTGCTGCCGTCTTGTTCGTGAAGACGATGTTTGCGCCGCTCTTGACCTCCGCGGTGACGTCCTGCCACACCGGGCTGGTGTCCTTCGCGTTGTTGGTTGCCTCGACCTTGTAGACCGCGCCGACCGGGATCTGCCCCACGACCGACATGACCGCCGCCGTGATGTCGCCGGACACCGCCAGCGGCGTCTTCAGCGTGATGGTCGCCTTGTGGACGGCTTTCGTGAAGGTGGCCGTGAAGGTCGCACTCGCCTTGCCGTCGCTCGCCTCGATGGTGATGGTGTGGCTTCCGTTGAGAATCTTCTGGAACTCCGCCGCGGTGCTGGCGCACTCGAAGGTGAGCTGCGTACCGCTGGTGACATTCGTGCGCGTCTTCTTCACGACACCATCCAGCTTTTCCGTGACCGTCAGCTTGTCGCCGTCGGCATCGTTGGGCGTGTACTTGAAGCTGAACGCCGCCGTCTTACTGCCGAGGTTCACGCCACTCGCACCGCTGGTACTGGTGATGGTCGGGGGCGTATTCGTGGATACGGTGCCGTCATCAGAGACCAAGAGTGTAGAGGGAAGAACCAAAGCGGGGCGGATACCGTACGAGTCGGATGCGCCGCCGTTGCCGTAGTCGCCGCCGGAGTAGACGATCCACACGAAGCCGGTGCTGTCGGTGTACGGGGAGCGGAGCCACCAGTAGGCGGCCGAGCCGTTCAGGTACGCAACTCGCTTCGAGTCAGCATTATTGGTGACGCACGAAGCAAAATAGCTCAGTGCTGCACCTTCGCCAGAGTCGATATAGCTGTGCTCGTAGTGAACTTCAGGTGCGCTCAGCAAGAAGATCTTGCAGGGCAAACCGTTTGCTCCCTGCTGCGTCGTACCACCAGAACCACCGTTCTTGCGATACGGGAGCTTTACCTGCTTGATTGCGCCCTGAATGTTGCTATCAAACAGTTTCAAGAACGTGTTGTTCAGGTAAGAGTGGATGTCGCTGCTTTCGTACTTGTTGATATTTCCGCTCTGCCAAACACGGTTCTCGTAGATGTCCTTCATCAGCAGCCAAGTGCCGTTGCAAGACTCGTCGTACACGCTGGACGGCTTGCCCTGATGCACGACGATGAACTCTCTCGCCTTGCCGTTGACCGTCAGCTTGACGGTACTGCCAACGGCCTTGGTGCTCAAAAGCACATTTGCCATTTCGTTTTCCTCCTTGATAAGAGTTAAGAGTCAGCCCACGGAGGAACGTCCGTGGGGCGTTGGGCATAAGAAAAGGAGCCGGATTTCTCCGTCTCCCTGTTCTGATGCTGTTTCTTGTAGAGGTTGCGGCATTGACGAAGCCTTCGCTTATCGCGTACCGCACGGTTTCCGTTGAGTTTCCGGTGGATCTCCACCGGCTCACCGATGATAGCCTCCACCTTCTTTGCGTATTTCGTCCGCAGCTCGTGCGTATCGCCGTATGCCGCGTGTGCGTCCCACGCTCCGAAACTCTGGAGGATAGCGTCCTTCGTAACCTCGCCGCGCTTATAGGCTTCCTCCCAGAACTTCACCTTCGCACGGATTCGCTGGATGCTGTCCCGTCGAAGTTTCTGGATGATTCCACCGCTTTCGGTAATGTACGAATGGAAGCCGAGGAAGTCGATGCCGTTCCTCAGCGGAAAGATGCCAGTCTTCTGGTTCAGCTCCAAGCCCCAGCCGTCCATCAGCGCCCGAATGTCCTTCAGGATCTCCTTCAACCGCTGTTTGTCTGAGAGGATGACGTAGAAGTCATCCATGTATCGCCCGTAATACTTCAGGCGGTATTTCTCTTTCATCAGGTGGTCGAACTCGTCCAGAAACATCAGAGCGAGTAGCTGGCTGGTCTGGTAGCCGAGGGGCAGCCCGTCGGTCGTATTGATGTAGACGCACAGCAGGTCATAGATCTGCGGGTCTACGCCGCGCTTATCGAGCAGCGCCTTCAGCTTGCGCTTCAACTTGTCGTGGTCGATGCTGGCGAAGAAGTGATGCACGTCGCCTTTGAGAATCCACCCATCGGTTCCGTGCTTTTCTCGCCGGTAGTAATCGACCATGTGCTGTTTCAGCCGCATCAAACCATCGTTGGTGCCTTTTCCGGTCTGACTGGCGAAGTTATCCCGGATGAAACTCTTCGTGATAGCTTCATACAGGATGTTGTCCACGACGGCATGGAGGACGACCTTGTCCACGAATGCCGGCGCTTGAACGAGCCGCTTCTTCGGCTCATAGACATAAAACACCTCGAACCTGCTCGGAACGTAGGTCTTGGTGTTCAGGATCGTTGACAGCTTCTCGGTACAGGCCAGAACATTTTGCTCGTACTGAGCCGTTCCAGGCTTTGACCGTTTCCGCTTTCTGGCCTCCAAGTAAGCTGCGTACAGCGTTTCAAAGCTGCACATCTCTTGATAGGTCATAAACTCGCTTCTTTGCTGTTGTTGCTTCCTCTGGTCTGGGTATAGGGCAAGCTCCAGACCAGCCATCACTCCTAACACCGGTCGTCTTGCCCCCGGCAGCCGCAGCATCCAAGTCAGGATGGCGAGCCTCGGTGTGATGTGTTTATCGTCCATCCATGCACAGACGGGCGACAGGATATGACTCCCTTTGATGATGGTGTACCGTGTTCGACCCATCGAAGGGTTTACTAATCTCACTTTCCACCAGAGCGGGGCGGATGCCGTTCGAGTTGGATGCGTTGTTGTTGTTGTAGTTGCCGTTGGAGTTGACGTTCCACACGTTGTTGGTGTTGTTGGTGTTCGGGGAGCGGAGCCACCAGTTGGCGGCCGATGCGAGTCATACCCTAACTCAAGGCGGATGCCTCCGCCATGAACCCTGATTACTTCCGTGCGGACTGGGCTGCGGAGCAGGCGGACATCACCAGATTGTAGAGGCTTCTGTCCTCCTTTTCCTTTGCTTCCGAACGGAGCTTGTTGGCTCTGCCGCGGTCTCCCTTCAGCCACGCCATAGCCATATACTTGACGTCTGTGACTTTCTTCGTCCAGACGCCTGCCTTCTTCACGCTGATGATGCCCTCGTCCATACAGATTGTGATATACTCCAGCAGCAATGAGCAGCCGTCCACCACTTCCTCGATCTTGTGGATTCTATCCTCATACGCCACCACGAAGTTCGTGTTGTTGGCGCGGTGGATGTCCGTCAGGATCTTCTTCGCGGTTTCGCGCATATCCTCTCCATACATTCGGAAGGTACTCTTTGTGAAGCCCTCCTTGTCCTTGGTATCAAGGACGTGTACGACCTCTTGGCAGACCATCTTGACATCGCAGATGTCGTCGAGTTCGGCAACCCGTGTGATAATTGCTCGAACGTCGGCCTTGCTGATGTCGCCGGAGACAACCCTCGTCGCCTGCTTGGTATATTTCAGAAGCTCCCTTGCTCTGTTGCCAAGCAGAAACTCCTTATCGGCCATATCTGCACTTCCTTTCCGGGCATTGCCCGTTTAATACGGCAGCCAAATCTTCAGGCTCGCCGACGAAAATGCAGCAGTCGCTCTTGACGGTCAGCGTCCCATAATTTTGAGCGTGGGTCATACCGCAGATGACAAGATCGGTGCTGCGCTTGAGGTCGCACGGAGGCGTAATCGCTGAGAACAGGTTCCCGATGATGCAGGAAATTTCATCAGCGGAGCGTGAGAAAATGATTTCCTCTGCCATCAGAACTCGATCCTGCCCAGCGATGCGTTCCATACGCCGGTCACGTTGACCGCACTCAGGTCGGTGAAGCCGACGCTGAACGGATTTTTCGTGATCTCCGTGCCGTACTTCAGCTCGATAGCCTTGACGGCTGCGTCAACAGCCGCGATGGAAGCGCGGATGTCACCGTGGGCGGATGCGTCGCTGTTGTGGGCGGCGATGTCCTGATCCACGAGGTCATCGGTCTGCTGCTTCGTGTATGCGTCGATGTCGGGCCGCTGCGAAGCGGTCAGCTTGCCGTTGGCGTCCAGAGTAGCCAGACCACCCGGCGTACCGACCTGCTCGGTAGTGATATACTTGCTGTCGTCGGTCTGAGCCTGACCGACATTTACAGTTCCGTAAGCCATAACGTCAGGTTACTCCTTTCCTTGATTCAGCTTGTACTCCGCGGCAATCGCTTCGGTGGGGACGGATCTCGCCCACACGCGGATCTTCCCCGCCAGCGTTTCGTTGGTGGGGCACATACCGCATTCGATAGCCACGTCCATGCTGTTCGGGGCAATCGCAATATCAGCGCGGTCTTTTGCCGTCACTCCTTCGACCGTGATGTCGCAGTAGTTCGGGTAACTTTCCGACGCTTCATCAATGCCCCAGCCCGTAGTCGGAATGGTGATGGAAACCGAAGCCTGCTTGTCAGCCTTGACGTTCTCCATCTCCTGCATCGCATCCGTCACAGTCTGCGCCAGCTCGGCCACCAGACCGTTCGTGAAGCTCTTTGCAGCTTCCGCACAGGCTTTCAGGTGCTCGGTGAGTGTCAACTTACCCATGCGCTAATACCTCCATGTCGGATAATAGAGGGCAGAGGGATTTCTCCCCCTGCCCTTTCGCGTGTTCCTGTGGATTAGACGCCGGTAGTGGTGAAGACCTCATTGAGCATCTCAGTCACTTCGCCGTCGGTGGCGACAGCGCCGTGAACGACGTCGGTGGGCTCCTTATACACCTGAGTCTCGGTGCCGTTGATCTTGATGTTGCCGTTGGTCTCGGAAGCCTCGACCTTGGTAGCGCCCTCAGCGATGGCATCCAGCTTAGCCTTCAGCTCATTGGTGAAGTCGTTGGCGGACAGGCCCTTGCCGTCTTCCTTATCGACCTTACCGGACAGATCGACGAAGCCAGCCAGCACGTCGAACTTGTAGTCCTCGCCGGACTTGACAACGACGACGTTGGTGCCCTTGGGGTACTTGTTGCCAGCACCCTCAACGAAGCTGTCGGTGGTGGTGAAAGCGTTGGTCACGTTGTAGACGTTACCCAGAACGCCCTCAGCCAGCGCAGGCAGGTCGGCGAAGGCAACGGAGCCAGCGGGCTTGTAGACGGCGCTGATCTTCGCATTCAGCTCTTCCTTGGTGTAGGCATCGGTGATGCCGTAGCCAGCCAGAGTGGTCGCGGAATCAGCCTTGCCAGCCAGAACGGCAGCCAGAGCTTCGTCGAGGTCAGTCTGAGAGACCTTCGCCTTGAAGGCCAGCGCAGCCAGACCCTTGATGGCGACATCGACCTTGTTCACGGAGATAGTGCCGTTCGCGGAACCGGTAGCAATCAGGATGTCAACCATCTTCTCGGCAATAGCCAGAGCAGTGCCGTTGACCTTGACGCCTTCCAGCTTGTTGGGCTCGCCGCCAGCGGTGACGAGTTCATCGACCTTGGTGCTCAGGGCAGACAGTTCGGTCTTCAGAGCGTAATCGCTCTTGACCTTCTCAGCCAGAGCCTTGAGGGCCGCCAGTTTTACCAGATGGGTGTTGTCGTAAGCCATTTTGTTTTCCTCCTAATGATGATTAAAAATATTTGTTCACCGAAGCGTCAGTCCCCAGTTTCCTCGGAATTGAACACTTCGTTGAGCATCTCAGTTACCTCGTCGTCGGTCGCGGGCGTACCGCCGAGGGGTTCCAGCTCGCCGGCCGCGTTCTTGATCTGATACGGCGTGGACACACCATCCACGACGACAGAGAGCTTCTGGCCGACGTAAGCTGTGGGGTTGGTCTGCGCGTACTCCTGAGCTGCCTCAAGAGAGGGCCAAATCTCGGTGGGGTCGATGCTGAACGCATCCTGACGCTTGATCGTCAGCGGGAACTCCATCTTGGCGTAGCTGTTCTGGGTGTTATTGACTGCCATATTTCATTCCCTCCTCTCAACCGAGCGTGACTTTCAGAACCGCAGCGTTCTCATACGGAACGGCCGGCTCGAAAACCCACACGTTGTAGTCCTTCGCGGTGTAGCCGTTGGCGCCCTCGACGGCGACAGTCTTCTTGGTGAAGGTATCGGTCACGTCTGCGTTCAGTGCAGTCTCGTTGATGACCTTCTTCACGCCGGTCTTGCCGGCGATGCAGGCGATCACGACGCGGTTCGCGCCAGCGGGAACATTGACGGTAATGACGCCGGCGGTGTACGCCTTGCCAGACTTGGTCAGGCCGCGGATGTACGCGCTGTCCAGCGCGGGCTTCTCGGCGGTCGCGCCGTAGAAGAAGTTGCGGAACGGAGTGTACGCCGCAGAGTCCTTCGTCTTGGTGCCGGCAGCAATCGCAACAGCGGGGTTGGACGCGCCGCCGAGGTTGTCCTCAGCCTGCACACCAGCGCCATGCGTCGCGGTCACGCGGTACTTCAGGCTCGCCACGGCGTTGTCGCCGCCAGCGTCGCCGATGATGAAGCCGTTTCCGCCGTTGTTGTCGCTGCCCGCAGACAGGGACGCGGCATCCACAGAGGCCACCTGCTCGGTGCCACCGTCGGTGATACGCTCAACCTTCCAGTTGGACGCCACGACGCCAGTACCGGCCTTGGGGCCGTACTTGTAGGAACCGGGGTTCAGGGTGGCGGCCAGATAGGACGCGGTCGCAACCGCAGTACCGGCTTCCACCGCAGCCGCGCCGCTCAGGCCGAAGCCGTTGATGGACGGGTTCGCCGTGATGGTCGGCTGAAGGGTCTTCGAGGTCAGGTCTTTCAGGATCGCCGCGACGGACTTGCCAGACACTTCCTTGGTGGCCGTGCCGTTCTTGTCCTTCGTCCAGTTGCCGATGCGGTCGTAATCGCCCGCCAGCATCAGGTTCTCGCGCATGATGACCTTGTCAGCGTCCACGTTGCCGGTCATCGCTTCCCACGCTTCGCCGGTGTACTGGTACGCAGACTTCTCGTACTCCTTATCGCCGACGATGGTGGTCACGACGAACACATCGCCCGACTTCGGGGTGATGTCGGTGTGCGCCGCGAAGTACGCCTCGATGACGCTGCTGTCGGATGCGGACAGGTCAGACTTCGTGCCCTCATAGAGAGCGCCGCCGCCCAGACCAGCCAGAGCCGCAGTCAGCTCCTCGTCGGTGACATAGCCGTCGAGGTCAACCGTGGTGTCGTCCAGCCACTCTACGGAGCCATCCACCAGAGCGTAGATGTCGTAGAAGCCGGTCTTGGTGTTTTTCACGAAGTACAGGATGTTCTCCTGCGCTTCCTCCGCAGTCGGTACGGATTCGGCCTTCTGGAACGAAGCGTGACCAGCCTTGGAGATAGCCGCCAGATACTCCTTCTTGATACGGGTAGCCGTATCTTTAAGAGCCTGAAGGCTTGCGAGTTTAGAGGTGTCGTATGCCATTTAATCGCTCCTCTCAATGGTCTTTGCCGGTTGCTTAGGGGTTCTCGTCCTCAGAGGGGAAGACTTCGTCCAGCATGGATTCCGTGTCTTCGGTGGAGGCCATATCGTCGGGGCTGACGCCGCTGGTCGATGCGGTGATCGTGCCGTCCGCTGCCACAGAGATGCCTTTACCGATCTTTACGCCGCCGAGCCGCGTTGCCGTAGCCACGGGCAGCACATAGGTCGAACCGCCTCCCCCGCTGCTGCTGGCGCCAGGAGACACAAGGGCGATGGTCGCCTCCATATCTTCGTCAGGACTTCTCTTCGCCCAGAAGCGCAGCGCACCGGCAAGGGTCTGCACCGTCGGGCAAAGGCCAGCATCTTTTGCGACCTCAAGGGCCGATTTATGCAGGGCGACGCTCGGAAACTGCGCTTCCGTAGCTTCCTCGACCGGAACATCGACGTAGTTTCGATACTCGTCCATGTCCCACTCGCCCTGTTCATCAGGATTCTCCTCCTGCCATGTCCAGCCGGTGTGGGGAATCGTGATGTCTTTGATGATTGCGGTGCCGACACCGCTGACAGCCTCCTGAACCATCGTCCGCACCAGCTCCTCAGCCTCGGCAGACGTGATGAACGCGCCGGGGTTGTAGGTAATCTGGACATCGGCATCCAGCTCAAGGGCAATCGAAATAGGATAGCGCCGAATGTCAATGCGGTTGTCCTTGTAGGCATTGACCGGCTGCGGGCTGTCGCCCAGCGTTGCGTAGTAGAGCAGGATCTCCTCGGTGTCCTCGGTCTTGGCAAATACGCCAAACTCGCGGAGCCAGAAGCCCTCCTGCAAACCGCCGTTCAGGTCGTTGCGGTATTCGACCACCATGCTCAGTACGCCGTTCTCCACAGTCGGGACGGACGAAACGCCCTCCGCAACCGGAGTGACCAGTGTAACCATGTCGATTGGCTCGACGCCCTCCGGCATGGAACCGGAGCCGACCATGATGCGGGTGAACTCAATCGTCTTCCCGGCCATGAGGCTCGTAATGAGATTTCGGCCGGCGACCGTTACGGTTCCGCCATAGTAGCTCATTTCTGTGTTCCTCCTTCAATCGTTTTGTTGGACTCTGCTTTCGGGGCGCTCCTGTCCTCCGCCGTGCTTTCTCGCTTCAGGCGATCCGCAACAACGCGGAGGTTTTGGAGTTTCGTGCGCTTCGCAGCAGACCTTTGCGGTGAGGCCATCTTCCCCGACTTCATCACCATGTCGGTGATTCTCGTCTCCATGACGCTCTGCACCGCGCTTCCAGCGCAAACAGAGGTGTCATAGGACACTTCGCGCTCCTGATTGGGCAGCGTACTCTCCAAGACCGCCTGCAGACCGGCGCCCAGATGGAGTTTGAAGCCAAACTTATAGTCTCGCTCGACGCCGGGGAGCGTGTCCTGCGCAATAGTCGAATAGCCGCCCCTGACGTACACATGGGCGCGGTAATCAATATCGCGTTCGAGGACGGGCAGCAGCGTTTCCGTGACGGCAAAGCCGAGGCCGCTCAGAATGTAGAGCTTGGCCGTCTCCATCTCGGTCTTCGTCCGAGCGTAGAGCTTCAGGGTAACGCCAGCGGCGCGGAGCAGCGGCGTGGTAAACAGCGGAGTCGTATCGACCGTGCCGTCCATTTCGCCGGTGTCGAAAATCATCGTCGCGGGTTCTGCAGGATCTTCCTTGTAGTACAGAGGTCGATCCCAGAACATCCGAAACGCCTTGATGATGTCCGGGTAGGTGCAATCGCAGGTGTTTTTCAGGATTTTGTAAATCAGATACCGGCGGTAGGTCTCGTCGTTGATGACCTCGAACGGGATCGGGTCGCCAGCGAGCTTGCCGGCCTCCATTCTGGTCATCACGACGATGTCGCCGACACCGTCCAGTTGCTTGCCAACGGCTGTATGTACTCCCCTGTCCTGCCGAAGCTGGTCGTAGAAGTCATACACCTGCTGAAGCTGGGCGCCTATGACTTCCATGAGCGCCTCGATATTGGCCTTGCCTCGGAACTGCTCGACAAGGTCGTTTTTCAGGGTCGCTACATAATCAGCCATCAATCTCCACCTCGATCATCTCCTCCTTGGTGTAGGCCCGCTGACGCGCCGTAATATTCTTACTGCGGTCGGGGTACTTGGAGGGTTTTTCATCGGAGGCGTCCGCCGAAGCGTAAAGCTGAATGTCGATATAGCTGATGCCAGAGCAGGCTTTGTAAAGCTGGCTCATGAACTGCTGCGGAACGACATCCTTGCCAGCGTCCAGAGCGTCCATGTTCTCCAGGACGACCTCTCTCAGCAGGTCAACGTAGTTCGGCGGCAAAGCCTCGGAGCGGTTGAGCGTGATGCCCAGGCGGAACCATGTGTAAATCGTCGTCGGCCGATTGAACCGGATCGTGATTTCCTCGTCGTACTCACCGGGCAGAACCACGACGGTCTCGCCGACCGTGTTGATGCCGCCCGCTTTGTTGGCGAGGATCTGCTGCGCGATTTCCTTCGAGTCGCCGCCGTCTACCACGATCTCGACGCTGTGCGGCGGACGGACGATGTCGCCTGCGGGCGTTTCGGTCACGTCCTTCACGTCCAGATAGGTGCCGTCCACATACCATTGGTGCGTTGCGTTCTCATACGGGGCGACGCTGCGGACGCCCTGCACGTTCAGCAGGATCGCAGAGCGGATGCTCTCAAGCATATTGCTCGAACGGTTGAAGATTTTGTCCGCATAGGACTGGCGGAACTCAACGTCCGTCTCTTCGTCACGGCCCGCGATGTAGCCGCAGAGGTTCTCGACGGCCAGCAGGCCAGCGTCCGCGTTGACAATGTTCGTAATGACCCCGTCAGGAATCAGGATGTCGCCGTTCTCTTCGGTGCCGAAGGTAATGATCGACGTCACCGTCTCCGTGGTCAGGTTCTCGGAGAGAATCAGCACATTGTTCGAGGCAATGTCCGCCGCCTCGATGTTCAGGAACTCATTTGTCTCGTCCACGGAGGCCGTGAACTTCTCGTCGGTGATGGCCGCCGCGATGCCTTTCAGCACCGTGAGCGCGTCCGCCGCCGTCGGGCTATAAGAAAACACCGCGCCATTGATGGCTACGGTGTAAACGCTCTCTGTTCCGAGGGACGCGATTTTGATGCAGGCACGATTGAACGACATACGGCTGATTTCCCTCGTGTCCGTGATACTCAGATAGGTTGTCGGGTTCGTCGCGGAGGAAATCCTCGTACCGGCGGCCAGCTTCGTGCCATCCTTGCCGGTACAATGAATCGGGTAATACGACTTCGCAGCCGCCTCACGGGTGGAGCCGCCGTACTGTGCAGCATTGTCGAGGCTCCGCCCCTCTGCGGTGGCCGGGTACTGTGAGAAGTACACCGCTTCGCCAAACTCCCAAAGGTCGGCGATGGCGTCGGCCACGTTCGTCAGCAGGTGGTTCAGCAGGGACTCAGGGTTCTGGCGGGTGTTGACGCCCCATTTCTCAGACAAGCCCGAGTGCATCTCTTCCAGAATGACATCCAGACGCTTGATATTCGGCCCCTGCGGGGTCAGGCCATAATCAGCCATACAGCGTTACCTCCTCTCTAAACGTGTCCTCTCCCACGGTGACGGTGTAGCGGAACGTCGCCGTTCGCTTGGCCGGGTTGTAATCAACCGATGTGACCGTCGCCGCATTGACCTCCTTCACTTTCAGGATCTCGTCTCTCACGAGCGTTTTAATCTTGATGGTGTTCAGGTTCTTCACGAAGACTTCCTCGAACCACGGGAAGCCCAGCTCAGGGCCGAGCCGCCACTCGTCGTAAATCCAGCGCAGCCGAATCATTACGGCCTGTCTGACGCTCTCCGTCGTGGAGATGTCGCCATTCTTGGAGATGGCAATATCGCCGTCCTCATTCAGTCTGATGTCTAACACGGTGAATACCCCCTCCCAGAAGTAGTCTGGAATCGCCAGAAATCACCCAGACGGTGTCGTAGCGCCTCATGGGTGTAGATTGTTGCTTTTGCCCGAAAGCTCGTAGCGGCCTTCTACGGGCCTAATACGACAGGCTGCCGGTCACAGTCAGGTTACCTTCGACAGTGACTTCGGGCGCAGAAATCGTTACGGAACCGCCCTTGACCATAAGCCTCGTTCCCTTGACATCTACGATGACCGCGTTTTGAGCGCAGGCATCCGCTACCGCGGGGTTTCCCTGCGCAAACAGGCCGGGAATGCAGATTGCGTTCGTCATGTCGAAGGCCAGATCCGTGCTGGTTTCCTGCCCGTACTGCCAGTAGTCAAGGCTCTGCTCGGCCACCACCAGAAGGCAGCTATCTCCGGGCTTGACCGGAAAAGCGACTGTTGCGCCCTGTGCGTTCCCCTGCGGGAACACGACCGGAACGCCGGTGACTTGTGGAAAATCCATCGTCTTCCCATCCGGTTTCTTGAACTTCATCGCAGGCTTGACCGTGGCGATGCCCTTCGCAGCGTCAAAGCTGACGATCTGCCCCGGCATAGCCGTATGGATGCCGCGGAGCCCACGCTGAATGGTGTTCTGGATCTCCTGCACAAACTCCTGCATCATTATCCCTGCACCTCCATAAGTCGCGCCGTACACGTCCAGTCACCGGAGATGTTGTCACCGGCCTGCGTCAGCTTGGCGACGCGGAAATAGCCCGTGACGGTTTTGCTCTCCAGCTTCACATAGTCGTCAATGTGGATGGCCCCGTTCAGGAAGAACTCAACCTCCCACCCGATGCTGGTCTTATCGCTCGTTTCGGAGTTGGCCTCGGTGACGCGGGCAGGGATGCCCAGCAGGCCAGAGTCCTCGGAGAGCACGAACACCTCTCGGCTCATAACGTCCCCCGGCTTCTTGACCTGCATAACGCCGTTCTGCAGACTCCACACAAGGCCGCAGCAGGCGCAGCCCTTCGTCATGATGTCGCGGGCAAGGCCGACAAAGCTGAAGCCGTTGGCGATGTCGGCGAACTCTGCATTGTACGAATACGTCACCGCTACGCCCATCTGGTTTGCCACGTCGTCGAAGATGGTTCTCCAGTTCACCGTACCCACATACGAAATCGTGACGTAGGTGTCGCGGATCTCAACGAGGTTGTCTACCACCTCAATCTCCGTCTTACGGTCGGCGCCGTCGTGCGTGGTGACGCAGTTCGTGACGATGCCTGCGAATATCAGCGGCATACGGCTCCCGTAGCCCGCCTTCAGGGACAGGACGCAGTCCTTTTCGTCCAGAGCGGCAAGGTGCTCCTTGTTCAAGTTCCAGACGGTTACGCGGCCCGTGTTCTGCGTTTCGAGGTCGGTGCGCTCAATGGAGAAATTGATGTGCAGCGGGACGGGCTGGCTCTTCGACTTCTTGCCAATCTCAAAGCCCATGCCGCCGGCTTTACCTGCAGCCAAGCGATACTCTCTGTCGAAGTTCGCAGACATCAAATCCCCCCTCTCGTTTTACAAACGACTTTGCTCAAAAAGCAAAATCACGAAAAATACTCAAAGAAAACACGCTCGTGCGTTTGCAAAACGCACACCAAATATATTTACTGGTTAGGTTAGATTACGGTATAGGTTACGGTTACGGTTACGGTTACGGTTATGCGCGGACTGTCCTCGGATTTCATGTGTGACCGTCCCACAGAGCGTCCGCGGACAGTCCGTAGGACGGAGAGAAAATCGGGTCAGTCGCTATCTTCCGCAGGGCAGAACACGAAGCTGGCCTTTCCGTCGAGGAAATCGCTCCTCCCGATGTGCTCCAGCTTGGTCATCACGCCGAACACGCCGCTCGGCAGCGCAGTCACGCCGTAGAACAGGTTCATGGGGAACCTCGGCACAATCTTGATGCCGATGACGATAGGCTGACTCTGCGTGTCGTAGAGGCCGAACTTCCAGAAGCCGCCGCGGTCGTTCCATGTGAACCGAATCAGATACGCCTTGCCATTCAGAACGACGCGACTCATGCTGTCGTTGAGGTCTGGGACTTCGATGATCGTATATTCCATCTCGTTTCCCTCCTCACGAAATCAGGCCGATTGACTTTGCGGCACCATAGAGGATGCTCGACTTGCTGTTGCCCGAGCCGCTTCCAGAGCCAGAACCCGAACCGGAGCCACCGGAGCCTGAGCTTCCGCCGCTCCCGCTGGACGTGTTGGCCGTGCCTGCTGAAGCAGCGGTCGCGCCGCTCTTGCCGTAGCTGGCGGGGATGGTCGTCGTCCGCGCCGTCGTAATGCGAATCTTGCGGAATGAAATTGGGATCTCTCTGGCGTAGCCTACCTCGG